CATCAAACGTTATCCCATTCAAGAATCTTTCCGATGTTCTTAATCTGTCCAAGATCGTTAATTTCAAGCCACTCTTCAGTGCCATCCCTCCAACGAATTAGTGCCCTATCTTGTGGGTACATGTCAACGATGACGCCATCCTCTTCCGTTTTTCGGTTAAACACTCTGTCATTGATAAAGAAGTCTGAGAGATAGCTAATAACTCTTGTTTTTGTCGTCATGGTTCTAAACCCTCTCCGCAACAAGTTTGAGTGATGTCCGAGATACAATAAGCGTGCTGCCATTGCCAACCTTTGAGAATAGAACGCACCACATTCCTGCCAAACGAGGCAAAATCGCGTCTGAACTCCAGGCATCATAACCCTTCTCACGAATGGTGTAGTCCTGAAAAGACTCAACAATCACTCCCATACCCCAGTCTTCGCCTTCCAATTCATCATTCAGTTCCACTAAGTCACCGACTTTCATTGCGAACCTCTAAGGCTCGGGTGACATGTCCTGTCATAACAGGATCGCCAGCCCAGAGGACATCGGCTACACACTGACAAGTCTTTCCAATCCAGTTTCTCTCTTCTGCATCGTGTATGCAATAGAGGGAAATCACAATTCCTGGAGTGTAATTTCCTTCAGGGTTTGAAAAGGGAACGTCACCTTTGTAAATAACTAAATCACCGACTTTCACTAACCACCTTCCAGTCAATCTGAGAGAAATATCTATTGCTGCCGCCAACGTATTTTCCATTGTTGGCGATAATCTTAATCCATTGGATTTCATTGGCAATCATGACTTCCGTAATCAGTCCGACAACATCTCCTCTTTGAACCAAATCACCGACTTTCACTAATCACCTCCACACGATGCGCGATGATCCAACTTGTGCGCCCGTCATTCCAGTGTATAAGAGGGAAGCGCCCATGGGTGGAGACATGCCAGCCCACAATAACTCCCAGCAGTCCACACTCCGAGTTAAGGTTGTTTACTAAATCACCGACTTTCACTAATCACCTCCAGTTTGGCTGCGTGCCAGTGAGTCACCTTGCCCTTCGTCCAAATCTCTGCCACAGGGACGCACCCGCTGTGTTCTTGGCGGATATTCAGGATGATTCCAAGATATTCTTTGCGTTTCCCATAATATTCAGGACTTGTCTTGCTTGTCCATTTTACCAAATCACCGACTTTCACTCTACCACCTCGAAGTTTCGAGAAGCACAGTTCTCGTTCAGTTTTCCGTCTGCCCAAAGAATGTCAATGCCGGGACCAACAAGAGCGATGAAACGCTCAGGGTAGTCAGGGTTGCGCTCCCTAACTTTAACGATGAGTCCAATCCTGCTGCTCTTCTTTCTCTGCACTTCGTTGCCAAAGTCGTCATAGAATTTGAGCATCCTGTTTGACTGCCTTACTAAATCACCAACTTTCACAAATTGCCTCTTCGCTCTTTCATTGTATATAATATAACACAGTTGTCAGAGGAAGTCAAGAATTATTTCTCCATTATCTCCAAACAATTCTGACTTGTACTTGTGGTGTCCCCATCATTCCAATACAAGACACATTCAGGAACATAGTAAGGGCTCACCGGATTATCTCCATCTTCCCATCTCGTCTCATGATCGCAGAGTGTCCACCTCACCTTTCGAACGAGTGCTGCTTTCTTTCTACGCATCCAAGGACTTGGGCGTCTCCCAGTCAATATGTCTCGCTGGATAGAGCGCTTGAACTGAACGAGATCTCCAACCTTGAAGGTAGGCTCTCCTTGTGTCTCATAGGGTAGTTCTTCCGCAGGGAGAGTGATCGGCATGTGCCTATAGTGAGAATAATGCTTTTCCGAATTCCTCAATCCCATTTAGTTCTCCCAGCCTTCATCATCACCCGGAACTGTCTCCGCATATTGTCGCGCCGTTTGTTGTGCCGTAGCATACTCAGAAGGAGTTAGCACTTTGACTGCGAACGTTCCTTCCTTTTCCGGAACATGAAATAGTCCGAGAAGATCAGATTGATCAACTTTCAACAAATCTTCCTCCGTGAACTCAATCGATCCGCCGTTCTTTTTGGCAAGTGTAGCGAGGAGCACCATCAAGAAACTTGGATCTTTCAGGAACTCATTGGGGTTGTTGCTATTCATCTTCTTTTCCTTTCTTTCGAGATTTGGTAGCTTCAAGAATTTCATCAGTTGTGAGATCATGTGCCTGTTGCAACTGAAATAGAGATAACTCAATCTCTTCCGTGATATTGTCGCAGTCCTCGACATGAATGGTTTCTGAACTCTCCGGCTTCTTTGGATAGTTCAAGTCAAAGACATCAACTTTCTGCTGTTTTGTTCGATTGCTCATTTTCCCTCCAGTGATGGAATAATGTTATCTTCAATGATACGAATTGTCTCTTCTGGGCTCTCCGTCTTAAATCGTCGGCAAGTTGGGAGGGCGTTGTAAAGAGCATAATCATTTCCTCCGGGATCGCACCTGTCTCCAACGAAATAGGTGTTGACAGATGTGTCAACATGTCGGAGAGCGAATGTCTTGTCCCACCCAGTGGGGTAGATATCGATGCTCGTATTCCCTCCGAGAGCATGAGTGATTCCTGAAACCGATAGATCGCCAAGAGCGTCCGAGAGTTCCTTTGACAGAGTTTCTCGAATGCCCTGCGCCTTGTCCGCCTTCACAAACTCTGCTCGCTCTTCCGTTGAGGCGTCTCTACCAATCATGCACCAGTTGAGCATGCTTCCTCGATATGAGATGAAATTTCCCGTTAGTGGAATGTCGTAGTGCTCTGCAGCTTGAGCTTGAAGTTTGAGGAGAGTCCAAACTGTCTTCCAGTAATCTCGCCCCTTTAGTTCATTCTTCATGTCAACGGCGCTCACAAGCTCGTAGTCCTTCCGTGAGCGCTTCCAGGTAAATAATTGAGTTCCGTTACAGGGCATTAACGAGACGCCAGCAGACGCCAAACAGGGACGCCAGAGAGGCATTGCCTGCTCCCTGACATACTCCATTGGACTTCCGGTGACGATGCCGATGTCGGCGAGGTGAGATAGCTTCCGAAGACACTTTCCCACCTCTTCCGACATTTGCTCTCGGGCAGGAGTCAAAGTCCCGTCCAAGTCAAACAGAACGATGCTGTCTGATTTTGACTTCATTAGAATACCAGCTTAATAGTAGCTGTCGTGAGCGCATAGACGAGAATTAGAATTGCTGTGTTGCGATTGACGATTTGATCCACTTGCCTATAGGACTCTTCCCGAAGCGTTGAATTCTCCTCACTTACTTTCTCATATAGTCCGCGATAATATTCATGCAATGCAGCATCGATTTTGGGTTGGGATTGTTTACTCATTTCTTCTCTTCCTTCTCTTGTTGTTCCAGCCATCGCTGTTTTTTGCACGCAGGATCGGTGCAAATTCGGTTCTTGTCCTTTTTCGTTCCGCTCAACCACCAGTTCCAATGTCCACATTCAAGTCGGTGAGGATGGGTTCTGGTCTTGGGCTCTCTAAATTTAGCATTATCGGGCGGTAGCTTCTTCGGAGGAGATGTTATGACAGCCTCTTCTGGTTCTGCATTCAAGTTCTGAAGCAACTCTTCGAGCTTTGCCATTTTCTCGCTCAGTTCTACCTTTGGCTTCTTCTTTGTCATTAGACGACATTCTCGTCGTCGTGAATCGGATCGTGAAAGGGGCTTACCACCCTTTCGTCTCCGAGATCAAATCCATACATATCATTTTCAGTGTCTGAAGAGTCTCCTGTCCGCTCTATTATCTTGTCCAAGGCATAGCAAGTAATATCTAATGCAGCCCTCCAGGAGACGCCCCAAGCCCAGCGTGCAGGCTTAAGAAGTTCATTTAACATTTTTCTTCATTCCTCTTTTTCGTTTGTGTTTCTTGGGATAGTCCTCACTGACGGCTCGTCGAAGTCGAAGGTTCTGCATCTCAAGAGATGCCTTCCATTTCATGATCCGGCGTTTGGCGTTCTCTTCTGTGTCTGGATGGGCTAAAAGCACCTCCGTAATCTTCGGCACACCATTCTCATCAGGTTCAATTCGATTCTGAATAATTACATATCGTTCTGCTGTTCCAATATCCATTACATTACCACCTTAAATCCCTTTGCCTTTAAGCTTTTCAATCTCGCCCATCTCAATGTCTCGATGACTGTCTTGGAATCCATGTCCGAATCAAGTGTGAAGACAGACTTTATTATATCTCCTTTCTTATTGTTGACAAAGACGGAGAGCTTGATGTCACCCGATTCGTTATCCACTTGAACTTGAAGATTGATTTTACCCTCTTTGGGATGGAGAGTGATATTATAACTATGATTAATCACCATTCTTCTCGCGGTTTAATAATACTAACTCCCAGAGGTAATTCTCCCTCGACAACACCACCGTGTTTGACAAGAATAAGATTAACAATGGATGCAGGGACATATCCAAATACAGAATTTGTCATATCCTCGTGATCATCATCTTGATAGGGCTTGAGTAGAGATTCATCTCTGCTGGGGAAACCAACTTCTACTTTATGGTATCTCTCCGCGTCGTCTATCCGAGGTGAGCAGTATGCAGCTTTATTTGCCTGAACAGACATGGAAAATCCATTGGAACAAATGACATGACGATTATGTTTCACTTAAGCCTCCTCTCCGGTAAGCAACTCCACGATGAAGGAGCACACTGCTTGTCCGTTGGTGCCGATTGATTGATGGAGGATGACGGTATTATCAACGCTCCCTTGTCCGAGGACAGTCCAAAGTTTCATTGCCACTTCGGAAGGCAGAGTCAGGAAGTAATCAGCGAGATTCTGAGCCTGTGCCTCCGTGAGTTGCTCGGTGAACGCCTTGGTTGCTTCCATCTTTTCGACGAGAGCAGAGTGATTGTTAATTCCAAAGTCCTTGGTTTTGGAGATCAATCCCTTGTCAAGGATGTCTTCGACGGTGACTTGACGCTCATACTCTTCAATGAAGTCTCGCAAAGCAACGGCAGCCTCGAAGCCAACGAAAGAGTTCGTCAGATTATAGACGACGCCCAAATCGGAGCCCTCGCTCAACAAATCGCCTTTAGTGAGGCATTCGCTAAGACGATGCCAGGAGCGACGAGAAGGGTAAACCTTGTTTGGCTCATAATCGTCGGTGTGCTCCAAATGCATGTGGTTCTGGTTAATGAAGTCCCAGATAACCTCATGAACATTGTCTTGCGCCCAGTTGAGCCAATCTTCAGTGGTAGGCTCGACATCGAAGACAGTCCAACGATCCAATTCAGCAGGGTCCATTTCGCCAACCTGATATTGGTCGCCGTGTTCGCCGCCGTTGACAGCGGCAAAGATGAGAGTGTCAGGATGGAGAGAGTATCCCGCGAGTTTGCGAGAGTCAGTCAACTCGAAGATCCCCTGGCGGACTTCAGGAGTCGCACGATCAACCTCGTCGAGGAAAAGAGCAACAGGGTGCGTACAAGCAGTCTTGTACCACTCAGGCGGGTTCCAAGAGGTAACCTCACCGTCAGTGGAAGGTAGTCCCAATAAGTCTCCCTCAGTCATTTGTGAGGCACGACGCTCAACTACCGGCAAGCCGATTTCTTTCGCAAGCTGATAAACGACTTCGGACTTGCCAACGCCATGGCGTCCGCGAACAAGCACAGGCTTTTTAACTGCAGTAACGTGAGGAACAACTTGGATGAAGGTTGAAAAGTCAATAGCCATTTTTTACTTCCTTTGGTTTGGATTTGCCGGGGAACTCTCGCCCCCCTCTTTATTACATATATAATGTATCACGTTCTGGCAGTTTGTCAAAGCTTTTTTTTCGTCTTGACATCAATTTTACATTTAAAACGGTTCACTGACAAACTTGCTGAGCTTCTCGCTCTCCCAATCGTCGGGGCAGCCGGCGAGAGGCTTTGTGGAATATCCAATAACTGTTGTCGAGCCATAATCTGGATTTGCCCATCTGCGGTCGTCACTGATAAGTGCAGAGATGAGACAATGTCCTTTTCTGGCACCTAATCCATTTCTCACGTTGTAAAAGTCTGCAGCGGCGTTGAGCCAATGAACTGTCATCACCGGGACACCAGGATCGTCAATAACAACTTGACTCCAATCGATCTTCTCGATCATTCCGACAATCTTGTGCTGAGTGTAGTTACCCTCTTTGTCATAGAACCAGTCAGTAGATTGAATGAGCGATCCCACGCCGATCTTAAGAGCTTTTGCTCTTTCCTGAATGGCGTAGCGATATGCTTTGTTCTCGCGGTTCTTCATAGCGAGCCAAGCGTGCCGGCGCTCACAGGTACGTCGATTGTGTCCATCCCCGTCATATCCACCATTTTTGCACCAAGAGCATTGTCGGCGACTGCGACGACGGTATCGCTTCGGCTTCTCGAACGGCTCTCCTTCGACTGTTTCTCCGGCTCGTTTTGCATAGAGTTCAGCATAGTGTCTGCGCGTGTACGGGGGCATATTTGGATCTGTAGCCAGTCTCTTAATGTTTGCTGTCATCTTCTCGCAGGTTGCCCGGTTGTGCCCGGCATCATAGCAATATCCGCAATGTCTCGATCTTCCCATTTCGTACCCCTTTCGTTATTACCTATGTAATGTAACCCGTGTGCGCTTCCTGTCCAGCGAAACATTGTCAAGAGAATGTCAATCAACCACCAGGACGATTTCTGAAGTAGTAAAATAAGGACGATCAGCATATTCTTTAGTAGTCAGCCAGATGCGGCGGACTTTACAAGGACCGGGTTTCGGCGCTTCCATGTCTGTGGCAATCACAAGTCCATCAAAATTATGCTTGTTAACATAATCGGTGGGAGCTTGAAAGTCAGTGCCACCGCAGGAAACTCTCTCCGCTTTAAAGCGTTGCCCCTTCTTCCACACCTTGACGTGATCCAAGGCAACTTCAGTATCAAATGGCACAATCGTAAAGGTGGCAATCTTGGACAACTTATCCATCGCGGCAAAGATCTTGACGAGCATTGCATCGGAGACAGAGCCAGACTGATCAACAGCGATTGCGATGTTAGCAGTCCGGGTAATCTTCTTTCCAGCATGGATATATGGGAATCGAGAATTGATTCGACGGACGGTAGATTTCTTATTTGCCCGCTGAGATGTCTTCACAAAATAGCGAAGAGCTTTTTCCCAGTTGACTCTCACCTTCATTCGTTCCATGATATCTTTTCGAGTAGAAGAGGAGACGGAACCCCAAGAGCCTGCCTGTGCTGCCTCCTCGGCTGCTTTCTTAAGAGCTTCCTTCAGTCGCTCCTTTGCAATCTCATTAACAGTGTTATCTCCATCGGCACCATCTGCCCACTGAGAGTGATCATCAAAGGAATCAGAAGGCGAGCCTTCTCCAGATTCTCCTTCGCCCTCTTCCTCTTCAGGATCTTGCCAGTTGGCGAGATACCATTCGTAAGTCTTGCCATGCTCAGCCCATTCGAAGTTCTTGCCTCCGGGCATGCAGCAGAAGTCAGGAAGCTCTCCAATAAGATGGGAATTGATCGCGAGATCCATACAGATGTTGTCTTTCTTCGTCATCTTGCCGGAAGGGCGTCGTCCAGTAACATGCTCGAAGATAATGTGGTAGAACTCATGCTTGAGAACGCCAAGCTTCTCTCTCTCAGGAAGACTATTCATGAAATCTGGATTGTAATAGAGCTTGAACTGTGCCGTCTTCTTGTCGATGGTGACACCAGCAGTTGGGATAGATCTGGTTGACACCTTGTCAATGCGTCGAGAGAGAGCAGCGAAAAATGGCTCGTTCATCAAGAGGCGAGCGGTGTGCATGTTCAAGTCAAACTTTTCAGCGCTCTTCACGGCGTTCGTTTCGGACTTTTCGGCTTCATTTTCTTCAGACATTTCAACTCTCCCTTCTTGTATATGTAATGTATCACGCTGCGGCGCTTTGTCAAGCAGATTTCTCAATTATTTCAATCTACCATTCGATTGGATCATTTGCGAGATCGCTCTTCGAATCTTCTCTCGCATCGATTCCGGCTTGGACAAAATCTCCCTCTGCATCATTCCAATCGCTAAAGTGCCCGGCGTTTTCCGCACGGAGCCAATCGGACAAATTGGTGGCAGCCTCGCGGACAGATGAATTCGTCCCTGGGCTTGTCATCAGGGAGAATAACCCCTTTTGAATCGTTTCCACTTCCTCGTCCGTCAAAATAGCTTTTACCATCTCAGTGCTCCCTCTTTGTTATTACCCCTATAATTTAGCACAGAAATGGATAGATGTAAAGAAGTAAGTTGTCAAGAGAGTGTCAAGAGTCTTCCTTAGTGAGTACGGGCTTGCACCACTCTTTCTTATAGTATACGACTCTGCCGGTTTTCTGGACGAGGACATCAAATCCCGGAGCGATATATCCAGTCTTAATCTCGTGTATGATAATTCCCAGTCCCTCTTCCATGTCAAAAGATGGATATTCCCTGTTCCAGATCCTAACCCTTACCAAATCTCCGACGTTCATTCACTGCTCAATAGCGCCGGGTGAGCATGATTGATATTCATTCATATCGGATGCCGGTGTCTGGAAGCACCTCTGTATTTAAGTCACAAGCCATCATTATTTTGTCACCTCTGACGATTAGCGCTCCCTTTGGTACAAGACGGTAAGCAAAGATGCCACTGTCCCAGCGGAGAATTTGCCAATCTCGATTATCAAACATGGTTCCCTTCCACCATGCTCCGAAAGCAAAGCCAATGTTTAGAGATATGAATCCAACAAGAAATACGAACATTAGACGCTCCTTCGCTTTGAAACAAACTTTAAATCTTTCCGGAGGAATCCTATTTCGCTGGATAGGGCTCCATGGCGAGACGCCGGTCCTTGCCCTATCCAATGCACTTTGTAAGAATCACAAACGGTTTTATATCTACGACATTCCTGAATCGCCGTCACCATTCCGACGAGTGTCTTGGCTTCGCCCGTTACTGCCTTGATGTAGCGAGGCGAATAGCGGCGGAGAGCGTGCGTGCTTATAGCATATTCTGATAACGTCACCAAATCACCGACTTTCATTGAGTGCCTCACTGATCAGGATGAGATTATCTATTCTCGCATAGCCGTCGTCGATTCTGCCTGGGGTGGTGGCATCCACGCCGGGGGACATATACTTGATCCAGACACCACCGGGATCCCATGTCTCGGTGCGAACCACGATAGCCATGCGATGTTTGTTCGTACACCACTTCTGAATCTTTACTAAATCGCCGACTTTCATTTCTTACTCCAGTACATAAGATACCACATTGTAGAGACATTGTCAAGCATTATCTCCTCTTTCTTCAATAATTTCATTAAGCATCTCTTGTGCTGCTTCTTTTCTTTCGAAAAAGTCGTTCTTATTTATCAAATGTTTGATGAGCCACTTTACTTCAGAAGGGGAAAGCATCGTAAGATCACACGCTGACAGATAATCAAAGTGCATGTCTTCGAGAAGAGTGTCATCATATTTTCCACTACTCTCATAGGCTTCTCTCCAAACTTCCTCCTCCTCATGGAGATTATGTGGAGGCAGCACTTCATCCATCACTTTGCCTATCAGTCTGCTCCAATCGGCATCGTCCCAGGTGCCTTGCTCAATGCGGCGTTGTTGTACTCTGTATTCATCTAAAAAAACTAGCTTACCCATCTCATTTTGCCTCTGATACTATTTCTAACTCGTCTTCATAAAACCAGCATGCCCTATTGCCCTCAATTGAACAAACATAATACATTGTATCTCCCGCGCCGAACCACGGACCCACTTGCGAGATGATGCCGATTGCTCCAATCTTGGTTGTAAACCACTCTTCCGAAGGAAAGTGGAAATAGAGTTGCTCTCCGCCGGTGAATCTAACCAAATCACCGACTTTCATTTTCATTCTTTACCTTACTTTCTCCGATCACTTCTAAAATAATGTTCCTTTCTTCTGTTTCCTTCTCAAGATCGAGCCAATACACTCTTGATCTCTCAGTTTCTCGAACAGATGCCTTTACTACGATTCCAATAGGATTTGGACTACTGCTTCCGATTGCCCTCACCAGATCTCCAACTCTTATCTTCATAATATAACAAGGAACGCTCATGCTGTCAACGATTATTCGTCATCAGTATAAGAAAAGTTCTTGTCCTCCTCTAGAATTATGTTGTAGAAAGAAACACATGTTCTATAGCCAGCGAATCTCATTGGAACTTTTGGTCTAAGCTCTTCTGCAGCCTCTGGGGTTTCGACGAACAGTTCAAGATATCCTCCGCCGTCGTCGGTTCCAATGCGGTAGTTAATCTTATTTCCAAGCACGGAGAGTCCAAATTCTTTCTTTGCAGACGCTATTGCTTGGCGAGCTTTTAGCTCTTGCCCTGTGTATCTCTTTGCCATCAATCTCTTCTCCTAAAGTATATAGAGAGGAGAAACTCATAGACTACTTTAGGCTGAAATATCTTTTCTCTTCGGCTTCTTCTTCTGGATATCCGCACTCTTCAATGGAGTCATCCTCGCTCTCTTCCAAGTCCATGTCCGCAACTTGATCCGTTCCAAATCCGTGAACAATTTCCAATACTTCTTCAATGGAGTATCCCAAGTTCTGAACAAGGGAGTCTACTGCTGCAGTTAAGTTTTCGAGGGCGACGTTTTCTTCCGGCTGTCCTTGGAACTCCTGTTCCATTCCGAGATTCTCTCCAGATTCGTCCAATCCACGCTTTGGCTTCTTGTCGTTGTGAGGACCGAGCCCGCTTTTATGCAAGCGTCTCTCTCCCTCTTCGTGATCAGGAACAGCGGTGACGGCAGCTTGTGGAGAATAACCTTTCTTTCTATTTTTGGTAAGCTCTTTCGCATGAGATGACATATCATCGCGCTTGTAGGCTTTGTAGCCTTCTGCTGTTACGGCAGCAAGTTCTTCTTGAACGATTTGTGCAAGCTTGGATTTGGTGATTTTACCTTCCCAATATAGGCGTCCTTTCCTTTCGGCAGCCGATTTTTTGGCTGCGTGCATTGGCCAATCTAACTCAGTGCCTCCACCATTGATCCACCTATCTTTCTCGCGACTGTTTATTACACGCTCCCACTTGCCATGTGCGTCCTCTTGAGAACCCAATCCAGCATTTTTATACCACCATTCCTTGGCGAACTTTCTTTTATCTCTTAGTTGTATTTCCGCTTGTCGCTTGGCAAAATGCGCTCTTTGCTTGGCACCCGCTTTCCAACGCTTGTCAGCCGCTGCTTGTTTTTTCATCTCAGCAGCCTGCGCCAACTTTCTCGCGTCTTTGGATGCCTGTGCGATTGCTGATCCAACTGCGCGGGTTGATTCCAATGCATCTTCCCACCGTTTCGTTGCCATAGCTAACTTATCCTTCTTGTGACGATTATGTACGTAGTATTCCATCCTCTTGGTAGCATCTTTTAGGGCGTCGATCTCGCTGTCTGCTTTTGCCTTGACTTTGCCTGATTGATCGGCTGCCATGAAGAGTGCGGATTTGATTGCTCGTTGAGCCGTCTCTTCCATCCAATCCAATTCTTCTATGGGCATCTTTCCACCAAAGAATGGAAGGTATATTTCATTTGTCGCTACAGCAGTTGTAGCTTCAAGTTCTTCTTGAACGATTTGTGCAAGCTTGGATTTGGTGATTTTCATTTTGTTTGTTCCTTCGCTGTATGTAGCTTCAAAGTCAAGTTCTGCTTCGGATGCTTCTATATCTGCATCCGTCTCGGGCTCGGGTGGGCGGTTGAGTTTGCGATCAGCGACATTCTGCTTTAGCCTATCCATTTCGTTTTGCCAGCCTTTGTTGTATGCGTCCTCTTCTTCTTGGGTTTCCTCGGTTGTGTCAATCTGCAATACTTTGCCACCCGCTTGTATGCGTGCAAAGTCGTCTTGAGCGGCTGCTATGCCTCTTTCTTTGGCATCTTTCACTGCTGATAGGGCACCTACGAGCCCAAAGCCTTCCGTCATTGTGTTGCTTAGTTCTTCTTGGACGATTTGAGTTAGTTGTGTTTTAGTGATTTTCATTTTAGGAATGCCCCATTTCGTAGTCACGTTCGGCATCTGCATCGGCGTCATCTCGACCGGCTTGGTAGCCAGCGTCATAATCATCGCCAACATCAGAAGCAGCAGGCTCGCCATACTTGCCATCCTGATAACCGCGTTGGTATTCCTTCGAAGTAGCTTTTGATCCAAGTCCAACACCGGCATGGCGAGTGCCGTATTCCTTGAGAACGGCTGTGAACTCTTCTTGGACTATTTGAGCAAGTTTTGATTTGGTGATTTTCATCGGGGTTCTCCTATGCCAACTTAGCCATAGATTTTAAGTTTAAGCCTTTTTCAGCAAGTGCTCTAAACAATATTAGATATGTATCTGTCATATCTGGGTTTGAACGTTCCATCTCGTATACGGCTTCAGTTAATTGGCCACAAAGTTCTGTGACTTTTTGTTGTTCGGGAGTTAGCTCTGAGCCGCCGAAGAACTGGTTTAATTCTTCTTTGATGAGTTGAGTTAGTTGTGTTTTTGTGATTTTCATTGTAGTCCCCGAAAGAAAAAACAGGCAATGAGAATCATCACCTGCTTATAAATAGTTGCGAGACAGACTAACTGCCTTGCTTTATTCAACAATATGTCATCGAGCGTAAACAACTCCATAGGGAGTTACGGAGTTTAATCCATTGCTGGAGTCATTAACATATCCTCGGACTGCAGATGGTCCTTTTGTGAAGGGAGCATCCCAGTTCGACGCCTTCAAAATTGCACCGTCAGACTTGCGGACAAATCCGAAGACGGCGCGGCTTCTGTGGCTATATCGGACAACCTTCCAATACTTCCTGCCGGGATTAACTTCTATTTCAACTCTATCCAGTGTTGGGAAGTTCTCGCTCTGATATTTATCAACTAACTTCTGAACTCCGGCGACAAATGTTTCGAATGCGAATTCAATTTCTTCTTTTGAGCGCTCCACTACATTCTCCTTACAGCAGAACTTCTGCTGGTTCATCTTCAGGTGGACTCTTGATGATGAGTTGCCCTTCTTCAATCATCGCAACTGTAGTACGTCCGAAAAAGCCCTGAAGGTTCCAGCAAAGACCGGTGTCCAGCAAGTACTGCCATGCTTCGATAACCTGTTCTTCGCCGTCTGATTCGATAAAACCTTCTGCGAGTCCGATTGCTTTCATTGGATCCATTGTTTAGCTCCTTTGCTAATAATAATTAAATTGTCTTCCCATTCGCAACACTGTGTGATTCGTCCCCTGTTGTCAGGGCTTGTCCAAAACCATGTTACAACCCAGGCGTCTGGCGTCGTACTGTAGTTTGGATCCTTGCCAAGAACAATGCCAAAACAGTCATCGTTTTCCCAATCTGTTCCCCTTACCATATCACCGGCTTTCACTGATCACCTCCAGTCCGTCTTGACCGATGACACGAATCACGCTGCCGAAGAGAACTTCCCAGCACTTTATCATGCGAGGGTATCGACGAATAATCATGCCAACTTCGCCGACTTCCCCCTTCGGGCCAAAACATGTTGTCTTTACCAAATCACCGACTTTCACTAATCACCTCCACCCTGGAAGCCAGAAGCCACTCTGGTGCAGACTCTGTTTTTCCATTAGACCATTTTACTATAAGCCACAGCCTTTTGTAGCCCGGTGTTCCCATCATCTCAGCACAGGTAACAAGACCATACCCTTTGAACTCGCTCTTGTCTCTCTCACGCGGGTTACACCATGTAATCAAATCACCGACTTTCACTGAGCACCTCGCATGATTGTTCGATTTGCCTTCCAAGCTCAAGATACCTGCCGTCGATAAAAACTCTCCAGTCGTATTCCAGCCTGTCGTTTCTCGGCAACTTCTCAACTAAGAGGGCAGCGCTTGATTGCAACTTCCAGTGGTTGCGACAACCGCTTCCTATTTCTATCAGATCACCGACTTGCATTTTCAACTCAACACCTCCACAGCGCTCGGGCGCACATCAATATAAGTTTTGCCTGTTGACAAGCACAGCAACTTCAAACGCGGTGCTGGGTTACGATACATTTCAAGAAGATGAAACAGCCCACAAAGCGGCGGGTTGGTGCCCGGTGCTGGTTGAACTGTTTGGCGCATATTTACTAAATCACCGACTTTCATTGAGCACCTCAATATGCTTATCCCACATGAGGTGGGTAAAGCCATTGCCCCAAAGCACCCACCAGTGACCCGCTACCGTCTCGGATGCCCGGAGAATCACGCCGGGGGTGCCGCCGTAAAGAATCCAATCGGGATCTTTTTCCACTTCTCTTACCAAATTGCCGGGTTTCATAGTAACTCCTTATTACATATATAATGTAACATGGAGTATGAGCCTTGTCTATGTAAATGTTGTCAAATAGATGTCAAGTCTATTTGGGTGCGCTCCTCTTAATTACTTCAATAATTTCGCATTGATACACTGGAACGATATTTGACCGTCCTGCGAAGAGCACATCATATTCTGAATCCTGGGGTGAATCTGATGTTATTCCCCACTCATCCCTTCCTTCTCGGACATTGACAATGAGTCCAACATAGCCGTAAGCCCAAGTGAGTCCGCCGAAGTCAACTTTGACAAGATCACCGACGTTCATGCTTTTGGCGCTCTTTGACAGAAAGATTTACGACACGGAATCCCTTGCCTGCGCCGATCCACTCAACCTCATCCCCATCTTGCCAGCCAAGCTCAGACAGTAGCTTCTGTTCCAGCGGAATGTAGACGCTGCCGTCTTCTCGTTCCTTGAGTTCCAAGCGATAGTGGCGAGATGTGATTTGTTTTTTCATATTGTATTGCACTCTTGTGTTTGTGAGATTTATATTATAACATGGATTGCTTATTTTTTAAGCTATTGGTTAAAACTTTATGACTGAATTGGCAGTGCTCCGAGCATTGCAGAGATTGCCGGGGCGTCATTCATCCTATGGCAGTCTCCCACTTCGATGAACTTAGTGCCAGGAAGGGAATTTGACAAATGGATGCTATCCGACACCGGGACAACCTCATCGTTCACAGAGTGCAATATCGTTGTCGAGCCTTTCGGCTCTGGACGAGTACTTGCTCCAAACTTTCTCCACGCTGGGGCAATGAGCACCAGGGGAACCGTTCCTGTATCGATGTTTAGCGCGATGGCTCCGCCCCGAGAAGAAGCAACAATCACATCGGGCTGAATTCGGCTGATCATTTCAGCGGCAATGGAAAGAGACTTGTCCCAGTCATCTTTGGGGAGTGCTGGTGCGAAAACATGATGCCCAGCTTTTTGAAGCTCTTTTCGCTTACTACTGTTGGGACTCGATAGTCTGCCATGCAAATAGACGATATTCACTATGTCTCCACCTATCTCGGAAGTTCATATGTAATATAACACACTCAGCGAGGATTGCCAAGCATTATTTTTAAAATTCCCTTCTTTCCGCCGATTTCTCTTGTATACCATCCATTTCTGTCTGGATATTTCCCTTCAGGATGTGCGCCGAGCCAGTTGATGTCCTTTCCAAGGATTTTTCGCACCTTTTCAGGATCTTCAACCGATGGAACATCATATTTTGTCATCATGATGTGCGCAATCGCCTTTGACATCTCGGCATAATACCCAGGAGTCTTCAGCATATCTGCCGTCTTATCCTTGTATGCAGCTTTCGCTGAGCGAGTCCCATCATGTCCTGATGCTGTGAGTTTCTTACCAGATGGCTTCGTCTTCGCAACTCGAAGAGCATCCGGTTCGTCGTCATCGTCCATATCTACTGCCATCCATATATCGGACTTGCCGGGGACATCCTCCGAAGACTTGAAAGAAAAGTTTCCACCAATATCTTTATAGGCATTGTGAATAAGGGAGTATATCTCATCCGTCAAATCAACGTTGTCAGGTTCTCTTGAACTTTCGATATCATTCTTCGATACCTGAATCCACTTTCCCTTGGGGACATCTAAGTCTTCCCACTTTGTTTCATTGACGAACTTACGCCACTCGGTTAACAATTCTTTCATGTCTTATAAATAGTTATCAACTACTAAATTTATTCTTGCAAGATGAATTAACAGGCGCAGGTGACGAAATAGTGCCACCCAAAGAATGCGAGGGCTGCCCAACCTGCAATATCTGCGGCAATGATAAGGCAATAAAGGTTGGGCGAGAAGCCAGGAAAACTACGATACATAACAAACTCCTTGTTTATTCTGTTGACATTATAGCACAGAGAGTGCCAAGAGTCAACACTTTCTTTTACTTATTATTGAAAAATTACGATGAGATATCCAGCAAGATTCGGCTCCGATATCAACCCAGACAACAACGATGTAGGGTCCGTAGTGATAAGGTTCTCCATCTGCCCAATACACATTCTTCACAAGACCGATGTGTCCGTTATCATTTGAGCGAACGAGATCTCCAACTTCGATTTTCTCTTTCGACTCTATGATTCATGTTTCCTAAGCCTCGCAATACCATCTTTGATCTCGACATATGTCATGTGATAAACCCAGTCTCCCGAATTAACATATGTCTTAATTACTTGATTCTCATCTACCCAAATGACGCACTCCGGCTTGTGTGAGTGTCCCATAATGAACACATCCACATCACTATTTAGGTTAATGATGTCCCAAATGCGAATAAGTTTTCGTTTTTTAATATTTCGATTTGCCCACCATGATGTCAGATCAATTTTGAAAGTCCTTTCAATCCAATCCTGACAGAGAGATATCATCTTAATCAAGAAACCTTCGGTATGTCGATGGAGCCAAGAAAGATCATACTCATCCCCATGAACTATTCTGAACTTTCTTGGGCTTCTCCCTTCTGCAGCTTCGATAAACTCGTGCTTGCTCATAAACTCAACGTTGCCGACATAACAATTTACACAGTCTTCAAAAGCAATATCATGATTTCCAACGATATAGATAATGCGCTCAAATTTCTGAAGAGAACGGAGAATCCGGATAGACGATGGCGTGAACGAAGGAATCTTTATGAAGTCGATGACATCTCCGGCAAGAATAAGCTCATCGCATTCAATACCATCAAGGAATTCCGCCAACTGCACCTCCTTACAATAAGAGGAACCAATATGGAGATCCGATATAATTATCCTTTTCATTTCTTCGTCCAAATGGGAGCTTGGAAAGAAGGCTCAAATGAACTGCTCTCATGAGCAGAATCAGAGATATCAGAGAGTTCAGAGTTCTGTCTTGTTAACGAATCACAAGCAGAGACAATGGCAAAACGCAACGCCTTATTCTCTGCCTCTAGTTCGCAAACTTTTTTCTCTAAACTCTCAATGAGTTCTTTAATGTCATTGATTTCTTTCATTTAATTGTTGGTTTATATTTGAAAATTAGCGGGCAGAGGCAACTTGATATGCCATTATCCATATGATAGATTCTAAAGAACCATCGTCGGAGTCTCCGTCAAGCTTCACCGAATATATCCCCGGACGAACGCAGGCAACAATAGTTCCAGACTTATCATAAAATACAGATGTTTTGTCGAAAACAGTTACCCTATTGCCGACTCTAAACGCGCCGTTCATTTTTCAATATTCCCTCCAGCTTCCGATTTAAATTTAATCTCGACTTCTTCCCTAAACACCCAGTAATCTACACCCTCGACAAGAATCACAATAAGTTCGCTATAGCATATACCGAGAGGATTTGGGCTGTCCACGGGTTTCGAAGACTTTTTGTTGATTCTATCACCATCGAGATTATACTCATAGTCGCACACTTTTTCTGCATCTATCTTATTCTCAGCGCCTTGGGGGGCGTTAGTATCGGCATTGGCATTGGCATATGTTGTAAATTCCTTATTCAAAGGACGGACATCAACGACGAGTCCAAGTTTGCCGTAGGGAAACGTTGGTGGGCGATATATCCCATCGCCGTCTGCTACTTCTGACCATTCCATTACCTCAACTAAGTCGCCAACGCCTATCAACTACAACGCCCTCCGGATTTATACCAATAAATAGGGAGCTATCTTGATAAGAGAGACTTTTATTAAGCCTCGAAGGAGCCCAAAAAGACTTGGCGATTAATATCACCCTGGAGCTTGACAAGTTCTGCCATCTCTTGACAATCTCCGCTCATAATTGCGTCGAGGGACGCTCGCTCAAGCCTCTCCATTACGGGAGCATACCGAAGCATGATAGAAGATGTTGACATCATTTCGGCAAATTCACGGGCACTCTGTTCGGATTTCTCGAAAGGGCTTAATTCCGTTAGAGCGGTAGGTGGGCTGTAATTAATATTTGTTTTTTTATTTGACATTTTTGATTTCTCCTGTTTTTTTATTTATTCTCATTTCAATTGATTTAGTTTTGGAGTCGATGCTTCCCGATGCCGCAAGGACGGAAGAGGCTACGAGGACGAGATCGTCAATCAGGAAGTCGTGTGGCGAGCCGTTGGGCATTAAAATTTTGGCACAAGGTTTGTCTCCTATCTGGTGGACGCGGAGGGCGACACCGAGAGATGAGGATGGCATATACGTCCAATTCACCAAGTCGCCTTGCTTTATTGTCATTGATTCCTCACTTGATACGAGCAGACTTGAGATAACGCTCTTCGATGATAAGGGTGGATGCGGCTCCAAATGGTAGGATTTGATAAATTTTCGCGCCAAGGGCTGGGGTTCGTGGATATGCCGCGTTCACTTTCACAACCACACCTGCTTTCTTAAAAGTGCGGCGGGCGCTGCCGGGGGCTGTTGCTCGAAGTGAAACATACTCACCTAACTCAAACTTCGGAGAATCATACCAGGCAGAAAGAATCTTCTTAGCATATTTATTGCCCGTGATTTTGGTGAACTGTTCATGGGATGGAACAAACTCACTATTAGAAAGGATGTTCTGAGACAAAGCGCTGAAGTATCCCGCTGCAGAATAGTAGGTAGCGCAAATCTTAGCCATCTCCTGCATCCGGCTATCGCCACTATATTCAGATATCCACTTGGCTTTACTCGCGATAGCTTTATCAGAATGTCGATGTTCAATCTTCTTAAGAACTTTGATTTGATTATCGGACAGCATCCGTCCGCGAGCAACTTGAAGGGCGAGACTTTCCACGAAGCCTGCATCCCAGGTGCCCTTGCTGACGCGGAGTCCAAGAGCAGAGAGGCGCTCATTCATGGGGTTCTCTGCCGCTTTGGCAAGGTTCTCGTCGCTATATCGCTCCTCAAGGCGGCGGACTGCTGCAGCCCGTCCTGCGGACAGGGAGCGCTTCTTGGAGTAATGATTAGTAAGGCTCTCAACAAATCCCTTATCATAATCAGACAAAGGTTTTTTGGCGAGAGCTTCAAGACGGTTGGCATAAGTGATGCGAGCCATTATTCATTCCTGTTCTTTATTAACATATATAATATAGCAAGAAACTGCAGCTAATGCAAGTTCTATATGTCAAGTAATTGTCAAGGCTTTACTTTGATTGCCCATATTGGCAAGACTCCCTCTGAAGATAACCCACTTGGCTGCCTCCAAGATACTGTTGCCCATGTTTCTACATTTTTAGAATATTCGCTCTCTCGAAGATAAACATTGATCACGGTGCCAACCATTCCCCTATCATAGTCGGACTGCGGATCTGCTAACACAACCACATCCCCATCGGTGATAGTTATTTGAGCATCTTTATCCAAAATGCCAGTCTTGTCGTTGTCAACCTTCTTCACTTATGCTCTTCCACCATTTGCTTGAGCCTCTTTAGCCCTTCTTCTATATTTAATATATCTGGTCCATATGATAGGCGCAAGTAGTTTTTGAATCTGGAGCCTGCTTTTTTCATTCTCTTTCCCGGATTTACATCGAAGGCTGATCCCGGTATGGTTATCACCCTCCTCTTCATTGCTTCGTTTAAGAAGTCTTCTCCGGTGTTTATGCCGTCAGGAAGGTTAGAGACATTTATCCACATATAGAAAGATCCTTCTGGCTCTCTATCAAATGTTATTCCCATTTCTTTTAATTCTCGCACCATTAGTTGGCGCTTCTTGTCAAAGGCGAGTTGGAGTGCCTTGGTTTCTTTGGTGACGTTCTCTGGTGTGAGGAGAGGGATACACGCTCGCTGTATTGGGCGGGGAGCACCTCCGTCAAGAAAGGAGCCTGCGGAGTTGATAGACTTAATAACTTCTTTCGAGGCGACAACCCAAGCGACGCGCCATCCTGGGTATCTCTGGTTCTTGCCTACGCCGTTCACTATTAGTGCTCCGTCTGTTTCGATGTCGTGGATGTGCTGTGCTGATGATAGAGTCTCTCCGTGCCCTACCTTGTCGTAGACATATGAAGAGTAGAACTCGTCAAAGATAATAGAGCAGTCTAAGTCTCGCCCTGCATCTACCCAACCTTTCAGTTCTTCGCCAGCAATGACGGCACCTGTTGGGTTGCAAGGGTTGCTTACAAGCAGTGCAGATAGCCCTCTGCCCTGTATTTCTTCTCTTAGTTCATCAACTGTGAACGAGTAGCCAGTTTCTGGCTTGAGCATAATGGGAATTGTATTGAAGTCTGCGAATGTTGTTAGGAGTTCTTCGTAGGCTGTGTAGTCTGGAAGGAAGTGTCCGACGTTGCATCGTCCGATAGAGGCGAAGAGGCGAGTTAGTGCCGCCCTTCCTCCTGCTGCGACGGAAATGTTTTCAAAGGTGAACTTGTGTTCCTTGTCTTGGCGATAGAGTTCGTTGTACATCTCTGCTATGGCTTGGCGTAGTTCTTTTAGCCCTCCGACTGGTGCGTATTCCTGGTCTAGTTCAGACACTGGGATATTGCCTATTCTCTCGACTCCACCTTCTAACATACCTGTTTCTGCTTGACCCTGAGCCATCGTTACCCAATTTTTGTTTCCACGATAGAAACCCAACTTTGCTGCTTTGCCGTTGGCGTAAATAACTCCCGTCATCGGGACTTTCTTGAATGCGTCGTTGCCCATCTACTCTTCCTTTTCTATTGGTTTCCCATAACTAGTTTCAGTCTCGACTATCTTGTCGCCCTTTCTTATGTTCGCCAATTATTTCAATATATCTAAAGAGTTCAAAATTAAATATCCAGTCAGACTGTCCATTCTTTAATATTCTTAAGTGCAGTCCCGGCTGCATCGCTTCATTTCGTGGACTCTCCAGCACTTCAAGTACGAGAGCGTATTCCCACTTACTCTCATCACCTGGAAGTCCGCGATAGTCATGCCCATATATCAATTCCAGAGGAAGAGGCTTCCATCGAATATAATCACCTCTCTTGATTTTGCCGATTGTTGCCCTATTGTCGGACATCTTGCCACTGCCCAACCCTCAATACCTGCAGTTCCCCCAATTCCACCAACAGATCCAAAGAAAGCCAAAAGGATTGCTTGTATCCAGAGTCAAGCAGAAGAATTATTCTCCCGTCCATGTCTTTTTCAAATCTCGCATCCATCACCAGTCCGTAGGAATATTCCCTTTTTTGCATGTCTATATATCCCATTGGATATAGCCACCTTACATAATCTCCTACTCTAATATCTCGACTTGTTTCCACGCACCTATGCAGTTCCGTCAGAATCAGTTTCCACTTCCGGCAATGTCACTTCTTTTGTCCCATTGGGAAGATAGGTGTGTTGCTCGCCGTCTTCGAAAGTGATAATCGTTTTGTTCGCCAAATGGCTCTCGACATGGATTTCCAAAAAATCTCGTAGAGAATCGAAAATAGCAATGCTGCCATTTTTCGCTGGCAAGAGCCAGTGCGCAACACATTGTCCGGTGGCGTAAACAACACCCTCGACGACAACTCCTGTTCCGGAGATTCCTGTCTCGTCGGACTGACGACACATTGTAAAAGTCCTGATTCCCCTTGGTGCAAGTTTTGCAGGCGGGCGGGGCTTCAAATCTTCCTCTTCTTGTCTTTTATTCTCTTCCATAATCATCCTCGATTCGAACCATTTCTTGTCTGTCTGAATTGGAGGAATTTCCAATTTCGACTATCTTTACGTCAGTAATCGCAGTGAGGCGATAGGGGCATCCTGACTGAACATTCAAAGCATCTCCGGTGGAGAGTACTCGACTTTCAAATGGATATTGCACTGGATCCTTTAATGATAGCTCTGTTCCATATTCCGCTTCGACTGTGCCGGCAAGAACAAATAGACACTCATCCTTCAGCACATTTAACTTCAAGCTATTTCGGGAACCCTCCTTCATATAGAGTATTTTTCCACGAACGGAAGGGAGTGCGGACCAGATAACCTCATGTCCCCACGGCATTTCATCTATTTTAGACTTTGATACCCAAGAACTCTTAACATGCTTAGTTATTTTCATCGTTGACATCAAGCCTCTCCGATGGGCTTGGAGGAGAATACAGCAAGACTCTCAATTGCATCGTTCTCCGCTTCTTTTATCTCTTCCAGCATGTCCCAAAGACTCCCGTTCTCGTCCCGAAGGGATATCAATTCCTCTTTCATCCTAATGTTCTCCTCTTGCAGTTCTCTTATTCTATTATAGGGATTTAGTAAATTTACAATGAATTTCATATTATCAACCTCTTGAAAGTACTTCCATCTCGCCATCTCTAATTAGTTTGCACATTTCATTTTCGTCAAATGTGAGAGTTCCCATGTTGTGCCCATCTCTGAAAAAGTTTAAAGTATAATGCCACACTTGCTCTTCGCCGAAAAAGACAGGAAAATAATCGAGAACTATAATACGATAAGTATGATTTTTCTCAACAATCTGTAGCAGTGTGCCTATTGGGTAAACCTCGTTCTTCACACATATAACTACTACTATTATACCCTATTGCCTCATATATTTTAAACTTATGTGATGTTTATTTTCAAGTTTCTTCGGACGACTCAGAGGTGGAGGCTGCCCACTCCAGGTACGGTGCCACAGCCGTCGCATCAAGAGAGCACGCGCAGGCGACTGCATCATAGATGCTGTATTCAATATTCCAGCATCTATTGCCTTTTTGCGTTATTTCCACCTCATATTCTCCTTCAATTAGGTAAATATCTTCATCTTCTGTATATTCCCACTTGGATTGATATGAAAAATAGGGCCACTCTTCGCCTTCTTCAAACTTTATCAGAGTTCCTCCATCGTAATCAACTTCATGAAGCATAAAACAAGCATCATAGATTTCATCCACAGGAGGACCGCTGACTACTTCCCACCATTTGTTTGTGAAAATGCTCGAATGAATTTCATTGGCAACATCAGCGGGCGCGGTGTCGGCAGGAATACAGGACACAAGCAAGGAGATCAATGTTAATATTATCGCCATTCGAACAAAAACCTTCCATCTTCATTTTTAAATCGAACACTGCCATCCCACATTCGAACTGCGTACCCTCTCCAGTCACAAACTTCCACCGTGCCTGCTCTCACCTCTGCTCTTGAAAGAATGCGAGAACAGCTAACATTTCTTCCGCATTTGGCGGGGGCGGTTGCCCCGAGGGTGCCGCTGTATAATCTAAAATGGATGGAAGCCCTGCACTTCGGACACCTGTTGTTCCACTTCCTCATCTCGTCGAAATCTACCATAGCACTGCTATTACTCCAAATGCACCCACGGCGATGACTCCGGCAAGGATGCCTAAGAGCGCAGCAGAAATGACAAGCAATTTAACGTCTCTCTTGCTCATTCCAAGTTCATAGTTATACTCTTCGTCATCGTGATTATATTGGTGTAAGTCAGATTCAGATAGTTGATTGAGTGGCTTATTGCTGTCGATCAATCTTAAATGTGGGTGGCTTTCCTCATCCATTTTCTGACTCCTCTTCTAATTAAATGGATTAGGTCTTGCAACAGGCTCCGGTTCCCACGGCAAATATAGATATGCTATTTCAACATGCACTGTCGCCTCTGGGACGACATCAAAGTAGACAGTATTATCTGCCGACTCATAGTGCCAATCATTATTAGGAACTCCATCAAGAAATACTCGTATTGATTCTGCGTTGGAGGGAACATAGCTTAACTCATACCACTCAAAGGGCTTGATTTGGACTGCCGCATCGGCAACGCCTGCGCTCCAATCTTCAGAACAGATATCAACAATGATTCCTCCAAAGTGATTTGTCGCATCGATGGAATTATATGCTGTATCATAATATGGATTAACATGACATAGAGAGTCTGCAGGATCCAAATGAACTATACTTGCAAGGAAGACACTGGGACGTATAGAGGAATACCAAGAGGTAAACTCTGCGACAGTCTGGTTGCTTTGATCTTCTTCATCGGACACAAATACAACAAGGAGTGCGGCGTCGTTCCTCATCCAAGTTGGGGCGTATGTATTTCCTGTCATGTACGTCCTTAGTGCATCGAAACCTTCTTCTAAATGTCCTCGATTTATATTGTCATACATGTCTTTTGCATCTTGAGCGGAGTCACCAGGGACGAGCGGGAATTGCTGATCTTGTATAACCTTGAGCGGATCGTTGGATATCATGTTCAGTCTCCAGCCGGTTTGGGGAAGAGAATTCATCATTGTATCAATTCCAAGTAGAAGCTCCGGTTCGTTGTTTACCATCGAACAAGAAGTATCAATAACCCAGAGAATATCCACGCCATTTACAGACGAAGGTTGATCAAAGGAGTCCACCCATATCTTCCCCTTGAGAGTGTCAGCATCGTCTCCGGGAACTTCGACAACGATTATTTTCGTCTCATGTTCGCCAATGATTCCGTAGTCCGGTCCACAAGAAACCGCCATTAACGTGAGAAACAACAATTGACAGACATGTTTGAACATTTATCTCACCTCGACTCCTTGAAGTTCTTGCATCAAAGTAAATATCTCAAGCATCTTTGTCAGTCCTTCCAAATCTACACTGCTGGGTGGTGACAACCAAACAACATTTTCATTAAGCTGGGGGTATGGAGAGAGGCTGTTGCGATTAACATCAATTGCCTTAAGAATTCCTACCAAATTTCCTCGGCTGTCGAATACGGATGAGCCAGAGGCTCCGCCCCACGCATAGGACTGTAACACGATGCTTCCATCATTTGCGAATCCACTGATTGTCCCTTGAATTGTAAGCTGCTTGTGATGACCTGGATTTCCAGTATAGACTACATTTTCGCCAATCAAAGAATCTCTGTCTCCAGAGTATACTTTCAAATCCATTGGAGTTCTTGTCTGAAGAGGCTCTTGGAGGAGCAATACAGAATAGTCGTGCGAACCCCTGTTATCAAAAGCAAGAATCAATGCTGGCATTGGCTCGCCTTTCGGGGTTGATACCATCACTACTTCTGCTCCGCCGTCTACAACATGTGCAGCAGTTATCACAATGTGATGACCATCATGGAGATAGTAAGTTCCTGTCCCTCTCACGCCTCGCTCAAGATTGTGGACTTCCACAGATGCAAGACGAGTCTTTGCTGCCGTTCTCTTCATCTTTCGAGTAGCGGCTGAAACTTCGGTGGGAGCAATCAATTGAGACACTTCAGGTGTCGATTGCTCAGTCGGTGCGGTAACTGACTGTGAGCACTGTTCCGATAGAATTTGGGCGTCTCCGCAAGCGAAAATACCTCCAAATAATAATACTAATACTCCCACTAAACGATAAGTCATAGAACCTCACCTCCCTAAAGTATATATGGTGGGGAAGTTCTAAAGCACTTTTTTATTGGTTTTCCGCCTGCACGCCTGTATCAATAGAGGGAAGGGCTGTGTCGCTCAGATCGCTTCTTGAAATACCTTCATCATCTATGTCTGGTAGAGGCTCGGGAGCTATTGTTTCTGAGATTCTTGCAACCTCTTTCTTGGGGCACGATGTGAGGATAAATATTATCGCCAGCAAATACACTGCTACCATTCCATACTTTCTAATCATCTTTTCCCTCTCCAAAAGGTGCTCCCGGTGGGGCACTCTTAAATTTAGGTTTCTTTGGATTCTTTATTCCCGGTCCCTCTTTCTTATTATTCGCTCCCTTGTTCAGCAGGAAGTCAAGTTCTTTTGGGAGGTTTTTCTTCATGTTCTTTTGGAAGTCTGAGTCTTCGGACAACTCTTGACTCTGCTGTTGTATCTGAGTGTAGAGTTTTGTCCAGAACTTTCTTATCTCTTTTGAGTCTCGGGCTAAAGTGTCCATAAATAGTTGGACTGCTGAACTCTGTTGTGCTGCCCAGCGAATTCCTTTGCTTGTTCTAAGGTGGCGAATGACTGCTTCTGGCGACATGTATGTCAATAGTTGTTCTGCTGCCTCGTGAGCGTAGGCGTCTATCTCTCCGTGTCTCGTTACATATACTTCCTTTCCGTGATGATCCTCTGGTGGTGCTCTGCCGCAGCGTTGCTCCCACTCATCTCTACCTTCTTGTGATGCGCCGACTGGAACTTGTTCTGGATCGCATAGTAATTCTTCCCATGCCTCTTCGTCGCTCAATCCTTTTGATTCTGCTTGCTTCTTCATCTGCCAGTAGTGAACCATTTCGTGATTTACGACTTGGGATATGAGGTTTACTAATTGTTTTGGATCGACAACTGATATTTCGAAGTCCTCTTCAAGCGGACGGAGTTCAATGATTATCAAGTTCTTTCCGTTGCTGGGGTTTGGACCATTGAACTCTGCTCCCATAAGCCAGTTGTTCGGATAGTTCGCATCGCCGTCTCTCAAAACATATCCGTCACCCTTCTCGACAGTTACGACGAAGAACAAGTCTGTTCCGAGTTCCTGTGCCGTGGCGTTCAGGTATTCGGCGAGCGCTACGGAAGCAGGTGTCTCTCCTGCGTAAGATCCGTCTGGCATCTTGATCGATGTAGAGTCAACGACATCATACTCTTCGTGTGGATGTTTCCAGAAGTTGGAGTCTACAATAGCTTTCCTGAATCCTTGTTTCACTTCTGGTTCGAGAGTGGTTACTTCGTTTATGTGCTTTCGCCAATTTTCAAGTAGGAGTTTCACTTCTTTAGATGCTCGGCGATGACTTGGTGAACTCTGTTGCGAATGCTTTCAACCAAGTCGTCTCGCTTGCCGAGCCACTTGTATCTTCCCTGAGCCCTGATTGCTGCGCCAATGTCTTCCATCTTACTTTTTACTTCAGATTCAAACCTAATTGGAACATCTGCGTCGTCCTCAATTTTATAAAGACCAGTAATTCCATTAGTGATATGTTGCCTCATTTTCACCAAGTAGGTTGTGGCAGCTTTTCGCTCGATTGGTGTCATCTTTTCAAAATTCTCTTGGAACCACTTAAGCACCGCGACGTTTGCTTCTCGGCGTTCGTCGTTCATTCCAGAAGCGAGGATGACTCCATCAATTAATCTGATAAGTTCCATTGCCTCTTTTCCGCTGTAAACCTCTTCGTCCTTTTTCGCGTCCTTGGCTTTTTGTTTACCCATCATCTCTTCAAAGATTTCCCTTGCTGACTTAACAATCTGATCGTAGTTGTCGTTAAGAGACTTCAAAGCCCCAAGATAATAAGAAGGCATTCTTCCCTCACCGATAGGGTATTGTAGTTTCATTCGTGTTTCTCCGTTGATGTCGGGAACAAGGTATATATCAAAGGAATAGGGATTCCAAGGAGCGTCTTTTGGTTTCTCATACTTGTCACCAAGAGGAAGGGACATTTGTTGAGCGGCTGCGGCTTTTGCCTCGCTGAAGTATTTGTCTAATTTTGTGCGGAGGGCGGTGTTAAAGTTCTTAGAGTTATAACCCCTGTCTGTGACAGAATTTGCCGCGAATATTGTATATAATTGTTCTTTTTTGTTATCAAGCTTTCCTATCACAGGGGCTGAAGTCCCTTCTTCAACAAGCTCAAACAGGATAAGGTTGCCTAAGTCGCGAGATGTAAAGTGTGGTAGTTCCTCTACTTCAGCCTTTATATCTCTCTTCTTAATGTCCCACTCGGAGGGTCCAAGGACTTCTCGATTAACGAGCGTGTTGCGAAGCTCTTCTTTCTCTGCTTCATAATTATCGGCGTAGCTATAAACCAATCCGTCAATAAAATCGCGAGCACCCTGCACTGCTCTATCTCTTGCCTCGCGAGTGGGTCCGCCGTAGCAATCCTCACAATCCATATTAAGAGCGATGTAAAGCTTCTCGCCGTCGAAATCTACTTCAGCCTCACTGTAGTCTTGGGATAAGACTTCGTCGATGGCTTCCTCCACCTCTGCAGGGTCATCAGTGAAGCCTTCCATTGCAGTTTCCATCGCACCTTCAGAATGGCGATCATAGTTAAGATCATAGACATAAGAAATAACTCCATAGGCTTTGAGTCCATTTTCTTCATAATCTATTTCAATGCTAACATCAATATTTCCAGCAGCCTCTGAATTCGCGAACTCCCTATTGGCATATTCATGAAGCTCCTCTGCTGCCTCATACAAGTCAGCACCTGCTTCGGGCGGATCTTCATTAAGACTTTGCTGAATGGCGTTGAAGACAGCACTAATCTTCTCCTCACTCCAGGCATCGTCCCAGTAACCAGTAATATCGGCTGAATCAAGTTGATCGTCAACCGTGTCGTAGGCGTCCATAGGGAACTCGGATTCGTCGTGGTTCGTGTCGTATACAAGAGCAACTTTATCCCTTTCGGCTTCTCTTAGTTGCGCGTCTTTATCTAAGATGAAGAAGAATACAGCGCCTTGATCGTTTGCGTAGTCGTCCCAATAGTTGCGGCTGTTTGTTGCTGCGATGCACCACTGGGTTCCTTGTCCGTAATAGCAGGAAGCTTCTTCTGATTTTGGGCGGACGACGAGAGTTGTCTTATCTTGATAAATTCTATCTGCGTCTCCTCGGACCTTTTCTTTGTGAATTTTTTCCAACTCTTTCCTTTTAGCAACCGCTTCTGCGTTGTTGAGAGCTTGATTAATATCACCAAGATATTTGTAAGAGTTAAGATCTCTTCCGCCTTGAGCGGTGGGCATATACTTGTTTAGTTTATGAAAGTCGCGGACGGCAATCTTTATTTTTTCTGCCTCGATGTTCGCCTGCGCACCTTTTTGAATTTCATCTGGCGCTTGGTCTACCACTGCCATGCGCTTCTCCCAGTTCTGAAGTCCTGTGTGAAGCAGCTTCACCATCTTGGAGAGATATTTATTATTTCCTGACGGATCATTCTCTCCTGTAAAATAGTTCTCAATTTGGTTGGCATATTGTGGGTATTTTTTGAGGACATCTTCTTTTCTGCCCTCAAGTAAAGCGCGTTCATAAATGAGGCGATCAACTTTCCAATTTTCAGAACGTTCCCAGAGAAGATCTTTCATGCTCTTCCTCTGATTGGATTCTTGATGTCCTCCAACAAACTGTTGCCAGCCGTCGATGAAGTTGTAGCTCATATTTTAACCTCGGAATATTCGTAGGGATTCTCTATAAATAGTTACTCAAGATACAAAAAGAGGCACCAAATTGATGCCTCTTAAAATAATGACAGTTACGGTTATAACTTAAAATCGCTATCATTCTTAATTCTCGTAACTGAGACGCTTAAATCTGGAACGAAACATCCTCCCTTGTGATTCCCCTTCACGATAGATAGAACGATCTTATGGGAGGCGCCACTAATATCAATGTACGCTTTCTCTCCATCCATAGCTGCTTCAAAAACGTCGCAGTCGATCTTCTCAGTAGAGGGATCGAACATCACTGCTGTCCAAATCATTTCTTCTCCTTGCGAGGGCGTCCTCGTTTTCTCAATGTTTTTCCGAGATCACCAGAACCCCAAAACTTCTTACTTCGTCGCTGATCTGTTGAGAGAGTAGCTTCAATGAATGAACCTCCCTCATCCTCTCGGAATCGGAATCGAAGAGGCTTTTCGCCAAGAGTTCCGAATTCTGGAATGGGTTTCTTCTTCTGATATTTCTTTCGAGGAGGGGGCTGGTTTAAGAACTCAATACATTGTCTTACGACATCTTCTTCTGAAGTGCCGCCTTCAAGATATTCTTTATAATCAATATCGATATACACCCCGACTACCCAACGATTGACTCCAAAGCCCTTGAAGGCGTAATTTGAGCCAAGATATAGTCCTGATTTCGTTCCTTTTCCTCGGTTAGGAAGTTGGGTTCCATACTCCTCAATTTGTCGAAGACTGCACTCAATCATTTTAACCTCGCAGGAGAGATGATGAATTGGACAGTTTGCCTTCAATAGTGTCAGGATCTCCGACAACTGTGATTTCAAAGGAGCCTTGTCCACTGTTCATTCGCACTTTTGTAAACTGATGCCTGGGATCTAGTCCAGAAGGAAGAGATGCTGACTCTTCTTGGAGAAGCCCTGTTGTTTGGTTGTCCTCTCGCAGACATACAACGAAATCGGGATTCACATATACTTGACGAACACTGTATTCGTTCTCATTAGATGTAAATCGATTCTGCTTAAATACTTCTGTCAATTTCACTGTCGCCATTTTGACTACTCCTAGTTATTGGATATAAATTCTTCTTCTCAACCATCCAGGTTTCTCCACGAAACAGGACTTGGTAATTTCCGCTCGATTCGCCGGCTCCAAGAACCACAACTGATGCCGGGATTTCAGTCTTGAAATATCGTTTAAGATATGGCGTCTGTTCCTTTTTTCCCCTATCAAATTGTCTAAGAGTGACTTCCGAAGGAATATAGGCAAGATCACCCTTCTTCATCTTCTTCTTCCGGTAGCTCGTCTGGGGGGTTTTCAAGATAGTGCAAGTATCCGCTGAGAATTGACATACAGTCTTCCATTCTCGCGTCAACTCTTGCCATCTTCAGTCGGACATTGTGGAGACTTTCCATTGTCGCCTCTCCGTCGAAGTCCCCCATGCGCAAGCTGTTTGAGACATTATATGTCTTTCCAGATGTTTCCGACAATTCCTTCTCAACAAGTTTAAGCATATGGGCAAGTTCATTTGGAATTTCTTCAAACTCAGTTGTCAAGTTAAGAGTTACATTCATAATTCTCCCTCCGTTTTTATTATTATAACACAAGTCGTAACTTATGTTAAGCGGTTTAATTTCAATATATGTTTCATTGCGGACTTAAGAAAGCGTTCTTCCACAATATGGGTATCAGTATCGTCGATTGTGAGTATCTTATATTTCTTTGAAGCCTTTGCTGCCGAAGTGACAGGCTCTGGGGCGACTTGCAGTATAATGAAAATATTACTATTACTTGAAATATCATAAGGATTTTTCTTCCTTAGTGAAACATAGTCATTGACTTTAAATCTTGGTGGCGCAAAATGTGATTGGAGAACCTTCATAGAGTATTTATTCTGAGTCAAAGATTTGAATTGCCTTTCTGTCGGGATAAAGTCTTCTGAATTGAGCACCTTATATGACAAGTCTCCGAAATATGGAGGAATTTCTTTGTAGTATTTTGCACAAATCTCTGCTGTCTCTCTTTTGTCTGCATCATAATTTTCATTCCAGTTTTCATCACCCGGTGGCAAAGCATCGAGATAATCCTTCTCGATATCGCAGAATGCCTTGTACTGCTTCTCTGTGATGCCGCCATACTTCTCATGAGAAGCTGCGATGGAGGAGAGAAAGGAAGACACATTCGGACTAACGTCGCATTTCCATTTCAAACTCTTAATACGGATAATTATCTCAGGATATATGCGACGGGGCTGTCTTATTTTAGCATATGATGAATAATAATCGTAGTCCATTCCTTCTCCCCTTAATTACCCCCCGACAGGATGACATCCCAAAACATCTTAATCATCAACATCGCAACACTGGAAAACATCATCCACTGAACCTTCGAAGTGCTCTCTTTCCATTGCTCAAGTGAGCGTAACCTTGCGTATAGTCCAGAGTCTGGGTTGTATACTGCCTCTTTTATCTTGGAAATGTCATCGCTCATTCGCTCCTGATTGGCACCGAGGGTATCAATTCCGTTCAGAAGTCGTTCGAGTTTTGAGTTTAATTCAATTAATGTCTCGGTGTGTTCATCCATGTTGATATATAGTTGCTTTATTCTATTTATGACTGAATGATTGCGTAATTTGCAGTGATAAGCGTTCCGGCTGCGGAAGCTGCGTTTTGTAAGGAGCAGCGGACAACTTTAGCTGGATCAAGGATTCCTGAATCGATTAAATCAACAAACTCTCCGGTTGAAAAGTTGTATCCCTGTGAGCCGTCAGATGATAAAACTTGAGTAACTGTTAAGTCAGCAGATGAACCTGCATTCTCTGCCATCTGTCGAATCGGATCTTGAACTGCTCCCCTGATAATATCGACTCCGAGTGACTGTTCTTCGTTATCCGTTTGGACATCGACATCTGCGGCGGCTCGGATCAAAGCTGTGCCGCCGCCTGGGACAATGCCTTCTTGCTGAGCGGATTTAACTGCCTCAAGGGCGTCTTCAATGCGATGGCGCTTCTCGATCACTTCCACCTCTGTTGCTCCGCCAACTCGGATAATGGCAACGCCAGAAGCCATCTTTGTGATTCGATCTTGAAGTCTCTCACATTCGTGAAGATTGTCAGTTGATGCCAATTGGGATTTGAGAAATTCTGTTCTTTCTTCGATCTCGTCCGAATCTCCTCTGCCTCCGACAATCATTGTTGCACCTTTCACAATCTCAATTTTGGTTGCGGAGCCGAGATCAGATAGCTTCACATCTTTCGTCTTTTGTCCACTAAGGCGGGAGACGAATCTGGCTCCAGTAGACACGGCGATGTCTTCCAAAATGCCTCGGCGTTCTTCTCCGTAGAAGGGAGCTTTGACTGCGGCGACTTTCATTGTCCCACGGACAGTATTCATGATGAGAGCGGCGAGGGCTTGCCCCTCAATCGCTTCCGCAATAATAACGAGAGGACGGCTCTCTCGGGCGACAACCTCCAGCACAGGGAGAATCTGATCTACCATTTCGATCTTCTCATCAGTGACGAGAAAGAGAGGGTTGCTATATCGGACTGCTGCTGCTCGCTCGTCTGTGACGAATGCAGACGCTGCCCAGCCGGAAGAGAACCTGAATCCTTCGACGAGATCAAGAGAGGTTTCGACTGAGCGTGCTTCCTCGATTGTAATGGCTCCGTCCTTGCCTGCCTGATCTACTGCCGTTGCAATCAAGTTGCCAATAGAAGTATCTCCGTTGGCTGAAATTGTGGCGATGCGTTCGATATCATCAAGAGATGAAATAGGGCGGGACATGTCATCAATGTTGGCTACAATCGCCTGGACTGCCTTGTCAATGCCTCGCTTTAATTCGACGGGGCTCACGCCTGCTGTAATATATCGCTGGGCGTGCTGGAGGATTGCGCGGCACAATATCGTCGTAGTCGTGGTTCCGTCTCCGGCGTCGGAGTTTGTTTGCTCTGCCGCCTGCTTAATGACTTGGGCACCTGCATTCATGAACTCATCTTCGAAGTCGATGAAGCGAGAGATAGTGACGCCATCCTTGCTGATGATGGGACGCTTGCCCTTCTCCTGTAGAATCACATTTCGCCCCTTCGGACCAAGTGTGGTGGCTACGTTATCAGCAAGCGTTTCGACGCCTTGCAGGATCTTGGACTGTAGTTGCTCATTGGAGCAAAACTTCTTTGTCATTGGATATACCTTGGGTTGGTGATTTCTGTTATTATAGCACAAATGGCTCTAACGATAAAGGACTTATTTCAAAATCTCTGCCACGAACTTATCAAGAGACTCAGGTTTATCCAAATCAACACTGGACTTGATCATTTTGCCGCTTAGTTTGACAGCTACGACAAATCCGGTTGAGCTATTTTCTCCATAAGATGGCTTCAATCTAAACCTAAGATATGAAGTCAGTCCGACATTATCAAATTCTGGAATTTTCAACTTTGATGCCGCGTCAGCTTCCAAAGCGTAGAGTCCCTTTCCTTTTATTTGGATATACTCGTCACCTTTATTCCTGTAGTAATCGGCGATTTGCTCAAAGGGAAAGCTAACATGATAATCATTTTTCTGAAACCATGATAGTTGCAAGTCTCTTTTGAGATCTCCAGTTGTTGGCGTTCTTTTCAGCCCGTACACCGTATTGCCTTTGTCCAAGACTTGGGTTGCCAATCTACCATCAGTGACATCGGGAAATCTGTAGAACTTATTCATATGCTTCTGTAGATGATCGTAAAATAAAACATCAAATATCTCTTTATTCTTTGCATACCCTTTTGTCAATCTTGGTTCCCAGGTTTCCAAATCAGTATTATACTGTAGCCTGAATTGTCCAAAATCGGCGGACAGGGAAGTCTTAGCTTCAATAGTTACCGTACCCATTGGATGTTCTACCTTAATCGTTAGATCAGAGCCGTGTCCGGATCCTGCCGAGCTTGCTGTGACGCCAATATCGCTATATCTTTGATTTATTTCTGCCGCCAGGGAAAGCTCATAGTCTGCACCGGCGAGGGCAGGTGCTTTGCGAGAAATAGGTTTAAAATAAATATACACATTGCCAAAGTCTTTATCAATTATTTCAATTCTTCCTAAGCTGCTTCCGGGGGCGTCCACATTGTATCTAAATCCATGAAGTTCGAGGGAACCAATGACATCTTCTATCGCTTCTTGCCGATTGTCCGTTTTAACTACAATGCGGCGACGGTTGTCGTCAACGATGTAGTCCAATCCTTCAGCGTCAAGAGCATTGGTAGCGAGTTCAATATTTCTCATCTCTCCTCTATCCGGCGCTGCTTCTAAACCACTATCATATTCGGACGCTATCTGCTCAACCAATTGAAGGATGTCAGTGGCGTCAAGTGCGGGTGTGAAGTAGTTCTCTACTAACGTATCGAGTTCTTTCATAATATATAATTAGTCTTCAGTCTTCTCTTTGACATCATTAATCATATCTAAAATATCCAATCCGGCGCAGTCAATCTTCCTCTTTGTCAGATTATAGTGGTTAACGAACCCCTTGAACTCTGCCTTAGCGGATTTTGAACATACGCCAGTTACCAGCTTTCCATCCTTTGTCGGAACTTCAAGAGGGATTCCAACGCCACGGTGAATTGCTTCCCAAAGGGCTTTGAGTGCTCGTTTTTGTCTCGGATAGAAATCGGTAAATGGATCAAGCTTGCAACCGTGAACCCATGCTCCGTCTTGCATTGGGCGTTCGCCGAATCCGTTCTTAACGTACCAGTCTTGATACTTGGGATAGTAAGCGTTGCTGATTTCGACGCCTATTGACTTGTGATTAGCTCTGCCGTTGCCAGCATGCCAGGCACCGTGTTGTGTGTCGAGTAGTTGATAGATGGTTCCGTCGTTGTCGATGCAAAAATGAACAGAAATACCTCTTTGGGCGAGCACTTGAGCACACGATTCGGCAGAAAGACAAACATCCCAATGGTTTACAAACATTGTCGGCTTCCTGTCTGGCTTTCCTGCATAGCTGTAATAACTATTATCTGCTGCCTCTAATCCATCTTCCTCATCCCAGAGAATGACTCTATTCCAGTCTATCTTGATAAATTCCCCATTGTGAACGATGAACTTATCTTTCTGCAGACATTGAGCTTCCGACTCTTCTGGAGAATACGGAACATAGTTGGATATTTCAGCTTCTCGCTCCGTCCAGATTCGACGATAAGTTGATGGACCAATCAGTCCATCTACGGTGAGATTATTTTTCTTCTGCCATTTTCTTACAGCAGCAATTAACTCTTCATCATTATACTCACAGTCGAACCACGATGGGCTCCATCCAAGCGAGTCCTGAGAAGATTTGTTGTAGAATACTTTGTCCATAAGTCTCCTTAAAAGATGATATCAGCAATTCCCAACTCAACTGCCTGCTCTGCTGTGAAGTAGGCATTCACTTTTCGATTCAGAATCTTCTTAAGATGAGTTTTCGTCATGTTCGTCTCTTGAACCATTGCCTCAATATAACGATCCTGAGTCCATCGAATCTCGTCCATTTCATTTTCGAGACTGTGAAGTGGACCGTGATTTCCTCCAAGAACACTGTGAATCATTACTCGACAGTTCTTGCCGATCTTTCGTTTTCCTTGTGTGCCAGATGCTAGCAGCAGAGTTCCTGCAGAGAACACCTTTCCAAGTCCAACAGTGTAGATGTCGCAATCTTCACGAATGACTCGCATCAGATCGTGTAGTCCAAACATCTCCTGTGCGGATCCTCCAAGTGTTGAGACAATAAATTCAAATGGACGATAGTTTACCATAAGCTCTGAACTCTCGTCTTCTGGATTCTTCAGGGAGTATGTTGCGCCGTCCTCATACAGGGAAAGCATGCCATACATCAGTTCCCCTGCTTTTTCCTCATCGAGTTCTCCGCAAATTCCAATAAGACGAGGAGCCTCATCTAACTTTTCAACGACATGCGTTGGAGCAGGTTCGAGGGCTTTTTCTAATTCTTTTTTTGACATCCGTGGTGTGAAAATCACAGCACATCTCCTTGTTTGATTAGTTTCTTATTTCGAACCAATTCATTTCCATGAGAAGTTACTTCTGTCAAGTGAATTGGAAATTTCTTTGCACAAATCAGCCATCGGCTGGGGCTGGCAAAATCTCTGGCGAACATGAATGTGTATTCTCTCGTATTGGCATTATATCCCTTTCCGACGACTTCCCATTCGGACAGAGTTTTTAGCACTTTGTTTAGCTTCTGCTTTCCCTTAATGTTTTCGACTTGGACACAATAGTTCGCACTATCGTTATCTGTTTCTCGTCTCCACGCAAACGCTCTCATAGTTATCTCCCATATTACTCTATCAATATAGCACATATTTCAACGATTGTCAAAGCATATTCTATTAAAAATGCAAAAGCCGAGGGTGGAATTCCCTCGGCTTTCGTTTTTTAGGAGATCTGTTGCTTACTCTATTTGTTAGTAAGTCGTGCGATCACTCGTTTCAAAACTTCGTTAACGATAGCTTCATCGTCAGTAGCTTCTTCGAGTTCTTCTTCGTCATTTTCGGCGAGAGGTTCTTCGTCGTCCATGGCTAATTCCTCGCCGCCCTCGGGAGGTAGTTCAGCATCCATTTCCATGCCCATATCCATTTCGCCTTCTGGCTCCATATCCATTGCAGGCTCTGCCTCAACATCTACTTCGATTGGCTCGTCAAGTTGAAGTGCGCCTTCTAACTCTTGTGCAACAGCACGGACGATATCAGCAGCAAGGGTTTCCTTCTGCTCTGGACTTAGATCTAATTCACCCCCTTCATCGGAAGCTTCCATGTCCATGTCCATTTCCAGTCCGGTTTCTTCCGGACCTTCGTCTCCGGGCAATTCATCGCCCATTTCTAATTCGCCTTCTTCGGAATATTCCTCCTCGGGCATTTCTTCGTGAACTTCACCATAGGGTGTTCCACCCAATTCGTTTACAGCAGGGACGGCGGCGAGTGCTTGAAATCGGCGTACCTGTGATTCTGTTAAAAACTTTTTGCTCATAATACTATCTCCTAAATGTGTTATTCTTGTGCAAAACAATCACTTATAATTAGAACGCTACTACCCGAAAAGAAGAAAATCACACAAGTTTCTTTAGTTTAGCAAGAGCTTTCTTTTCAAGCTGTTGAACTCTTGCCGATGTTAGCCCGATCCTTTCTGCGATTTGTTTTAACTTCATTGAGCCATTCTTGTGAACGGATATGTCAACACAGTTCAAATCTTCCTCAAAATCGATCCAACTGCGACAGTCACCAACTGGACACGACACCTCTAATTCGCAACACTTCTTTGCACATTCTATCATAACTCAGGATGCTCCTTTGCAATCACATCAAATATGTCTTCAATGTCGCCATCGTTGATGCCGAACTGAGAGGAAAGTTCTTTGCCCGCCTCTTTGAGTTTTGAAGATTTCCTATGCTTGCCTTTTCCTTTGATCTTGCTATTGCGGAGCTTCCACTCGTCGAACCATGCCATAAAGAGAGCATCTTCTTGGACGAATGCTTTGACAATTGCTCGCAAGAACGGTGCCATTGATGCTCCGTGATAATGGAGTTTAATCTTCATCTCCGCTTTGTGAGACTGGGGGAGATAAGCCTGAATTCTTTCAGTTGGCTCATCCCACTTTTTTCTTTTCCCGGTGCCTTTAGGCATTGGTGCCTCGCAAGACATGTGGATTGCTTTCTACAAAGCCTGCAGAAGTCTGTCGAACAAATTGAGCATTTGTCTGCAACTCAGTCAATGTTCGGGCACCTGCGTAAGACAGTCCGCTGCGGATTCCGTTTTCAAGCCCTTCGAGCACGTGAATAACTTTGCCTTTGTAGGGAACAACTGTTGCTACACCTTCAATAAAAGAAGCAGTTCCGCGCCAGTTTGCCTGTGCGTCTCTTGATGCCATTCCTCGGAAAACCTTGTGACATTGCCCGTCACGACGAATAACCTCGCCAGGCGATTCTGCAGTGCCCGCAAGGAGAGAGCCAATCATTACAAAGTCCGCCCCTGCGGCAAGTGCCTTAACCATATCTCCTGAATTTCGGATTCCTCCGTCTGCAAGAATCTTGACACCTGGAAATTTCTCTTTAATCTTTACACATTCAGTGACGGATGCTAAAGTGGGCATTCCAAATCCTGTCTGGATTCGAGTACTACAGCATGAACCTCCTCCAATTCCCACACGGACTGTGTGCGCTCCAGCTTCAGCCAAGGCGAGGGCTGCGGAATAAGTTGCAACATTGCCAGCAACTAAGTGAATCTTGGGATATCTGTCTCGCAGGTTTCGGAGAGCGACATGCACAAAGACATGATCTCCATGAGCCACATCAACACAGAGCACCTTTGCACCTGCCTCAACCAAAGCCCTTGCTCTATCGAGATAGTCCCCAGTTGCTCCAATTGCTGCGCCGACGGCGTTGTTTCCATTACTCGACGCTTCAGAAACCATTGTCGCCTGTTCATCAATTGTACTATAGCGATGAATGATACCCAAGGCTCCGAACTCAGAGAGGACACGACTCATTGTTGAGCCACATACAGTATCCATAGGAGCAGCAAAGATTGGAACACGGAGGCGAACTCCTTCAGATAGTTCAGACGACAAGTCCACTTCACGTCGGGAGCGAATATCGCTGAATTGCGGTTTTAACAGAACATCATCAAATGTCAATAACGTTTCAAGAGTCATCTTCGATATCCTCGACAGTTTTCAAAAAATTGGTAATTACTTCTTGTGCAGTGTTCCAGCATGGAGGGCAATAGATCCTTACGGGATTATCCTCGTCCTCCTTTCGGACGACGACTCGCCAAGACTGAACCATTTCTTTGTCCGTCTTGTCGAAATCCGACTCGCAAGCAGTGCATTCATCTGGAATCTTGCCAAACATCGCTGCCTGTGCTGCCAGTTCCTGCTCCGGGTTTCCGTCTTTTCTCGCCTGCGCTTCTGCGGCTCTTCGTTGTTTTCTATTCATCGGTTCATTGCTCCAAAGATTTGTTGTCGATTTCCATTCTTAAATACCACGACGGCAGAGGGGAATGGTGCGGGGGTGCTTGCCTCTCCAAACTTAAGCCGTCCTTTGATGAAGTATACCTCATCGGCATTCATCACATAGTTATGCCAGTATTGAGTGTCTGGACGTGCGGCGATGAGCATCACAACTGTCGTGTTATCCTTTTTGGACTCCTCAAATGCCTTTTTCACCCAGTTGCCCACGGTGCGCCCATAGGGAGGATTGACAAACACAGTATGTCCACCCCAATCCATCGTAAGTCCATCGTCATCCTCTGTAAAGAATTTTGAACACTTGGCGCTCTCAGGAGTAGCACAAGGATCTAAGTTAAATGGTCCAAACTGCCAGTTCAACTTGTCAAAGAATCCCTGCGGTGTTGCCCAATCTTGCTTCTTGCTGGAGAACATCACTTTTTGTGTTGCTGCGTTCATTTGTTTGTTTCCTTTTGTTTTCTCGCGATATTCAAGCGTTCTTCTGCAATGTCACAATATTCGGATGAAATCTCCATTCCAATATATTGCCTATCGTTCAGCAACGCGAGCTTTGTCGTAGTTCCTGAGCCGTTGAAGGGGTCCAAAACTACTTCTCCGGGCGTAGTCCAAGTCAAGATATGATCTTGAACGAGAGCCTCTGGAAAGATCGCAGGGTGTTCGAATGCCACTTTGTCTTTTGTGGAATAGTTCTTTCCGGTATTGTATTTCCAGATATTGTTTCTCGGAGAGAAGTCGGGAATGGGTTTGATATTCCTCTCGATGAGTTCTCCCTTTTTATTTCGAATTGTCCCTTTTCCAAAATGAGTGTATCCTGCCCAACGGTTCGGCTTGTCGCAAATCAGATTTGCCGTCTTTGGCTTGGCACCGTTGGAGAACACGAACATGTATTCGAAAAGCTGAGAGTAACGATTTCCGTCGCGGCGGGCAGGAAAGCTGCTTCCGTTCTTTTCATAGATCATCGTATCGTGGAGCTTAAAGCCTTGCTGCATGAAGTAGAGAGCTTGTCGGAAAGAAGAGCCGGTTTCACTGCCCTTGATTACGGCATCGCCGACTACCCAGACGACTACTCCGCCTTTCTTGACAACTCGCGAAAGCTCTGTGGCGATTTGCTCAAACGGGAAGGAGTAGCCGTTGAACTTCTCCTCCATGTCCTTGACGAGATCCTTGTATGAACGAAGCGTATCATAGGGAGGAGATGTCACAACCAGATCAACTGAATTGTCTGGCAACTTCTTCAACTCTTCGACGCTGTCTCCACAGATGACTTGATTAAGCTGCTGCAATTTCTTTTCCTCGATATTGTAGCATGCTCTCTCTGAGGCATCTGCACCATTTTATCTTTGGTTCTACGGAACCAAGAGAGATGGACTTGCGATATTCGTCAACAGAGTTGACATGTATCTTGCCGGTGGTGCTGCTATTATTATCTGTCGCCTCTCCGTTCCAAGCGACGGCACATTCGTCCAATACTGAGAAATGAACTGCCTTAATAACATTGGCGAAAGAGAAGGTGTTCTTGGGGATTGGAAGATCGTAGTCAAGCTCATAGCTTACTAAAACATAACTCTCTGCTTTTCCTTTACCCTCGGAATGAGTTGATCCCGTCCAGCCGTTGGCGCTTTGAGTGGTTTTAACCTCAAATGGGATAATACCGGCGTCTGACGTTACTACACGGAAGTCGTGCCCTGGTGCGTCACCTTCCTCTTTGCCGAGGACGGCAATGCCGAAGTCCTTACAGGCTCTGACGAGTGCAAACTCAAAGTCATAGGCAAAACGAACACTTACTGCCGATGTCTGCTGACGCCTCTGCTCTTCGATGGCTTCTGCCCAGTCTCGGATAGTGACAATGCTGTCGTCCATTAGGGCTGCTGATGCGAAATGCGCTGCAGCAGTTCTCTCAACGAGACTAATGACATGGAGTGCAAAGTCCTTGCTCCTTAACGCCTGGAGTGTCTTATTTCGTGTATGCAGTTTGTTCATCTAATTCTCCGAACTTGTGGTTCCGTTTTTCTTACATCTATAATATAGCCCAGGTGGGCGAGTTTGTCAACAAGGTTATTCACTTTTCCAAGTTTCCTACTCGTCAGTGGAGCCCAGGGCTCCGTCGCCGCGTTCGCTGATTGCGATTGGATACCATCCATAGAGATCTGGATTTGAAGTTTCCAATGCTCTGAATGATACGACTGGCGTCATTACAACTTGAGCGATCTTGCTATGCGGCTCTACGACTTGCGCCACGGTGCCAACATTGTGAAGATTGACGAATACCTCTCCGTCGTATCCACTGTCTACTACGCAGGCTCCGACGAGGAGCGAGCGCTTGGAGGCGACGCTTGAACGGTTCTTCACTTCAAGCATGTAGCCGTGCGGGACTCCGAACTTTAGCCCAGTTCCAAGGATTACACTTTCTCCCGGATTTACCGTCACAGAGGTGTGTTCCTTGGGGCTAAAATAAACATCAAGCCCAGCGTCGGATGGATTTCCACGAGACGGTGGATGGGCATTTAAGTGGGTTCGGTGGTATTCGACAATCACTCTTACTGCCCCTGGAGGAAGTTGAACATCTCGACAAGTTCATCGATGTCCTGATCTTTCTTAAGCATGCGATACGCTTTGACTGCAAGAGAGATCTCGTCTCCTGAGAGCCAGTTCTGCTCTTTAAACTCTGCCTTGAGTTCACGCTTTTGTTCAGCAAAAGGCTCGATGGCTTCTTCTAACGCCTTGAGGCTTCGGATGTATTCCAAAACCCTTTGACGCTTTTCGCTTTCTTGTGTATTCACTTGTGCCTCCACGGCGACGGGTGCGTTGTTAATATGATCAAACATGTATTTGCTCTCCTGATGTTGTTTGTATTCTCAATCTCAAATTACTCTTATAATATAACAGAGTTTGTTTCGAGTGTCAAGCCTTTTATCCCACTCTTCTGAAATTATGTCGGATTGATCTCGATGAAAATCCCCAGGTTGGGTGATGATCAAGCTTTGCTATATATACCTTGTTAACATAGAGAATGTCGGTTCTTGAATTGACTCCCCAGCACTTGATTTTCGTCAAAGTTCCAGTATCGTCGATTGCTTCAACAATCCAATATTCTTTATTGTTTTTCGTCTTTCTCGAAATGATCTTTCGGGGTATGAACCACGCAACCTTCAAGTCCTCGTCATACTCTCCAAGTGGAGGGACGAATCGAGATTCAAGTTTGTCTCGGATCTCCTGACTCATCACATCGCTCATCGGAAAGACACCCGTCAGATCAACAGAGTATTGAATCATCTGCTCGTCATCGAAATCGCCCTCGGGGAGATATGCTTCTATATTCTCCTGAAGGAACCTTTCTTTTCGGGGGCGATCCACCGCAACGGCACTCCAGAAATGCTTCAATCCGGTGAAGCGATCATCAACGAGAGTATTCATTGCCCCTGATCGGATCAGGACATCGAGAGCCTTTTTGTTGAGCTTTGAATAAGTAATACCTTCATTGAATAGGAAATCTTCAACCTTCTCGAATGGACGGTTGGCAAGAATCTGATCAATTGCTGCGTCCCCAAGTCCCTTAATTGCAGTTAGGGGCTGGATTAGGGTTTTGCCGTTCTCGCTAATCTCCCAGACTCGTCCGGAAGTGTTGATATCGAGTTTTCTAATTTCAAAGCCCGCTTTCTTGGCGAGCATGATTGCTTTCTCTTTTCGCTTCTCCGGCTCTTTCTGAAGAAAGGCTGCCATCCACTCAACGGGATAGTAATTGAACAACCAAGCGCACTGGTAAGAGATGAGACTATATGCGGTTGCGTGATTGAGCGAGAAGCCGTATGCTGCGAACGCCTCCATTTTGTCCCAGATTGAATTTGCCACGTTGACAGGAATGCCCTTCTCTTTTGCGCCGGCGATATACTTCTCGTGGATTGCATTCTTTGTCGCAACAGTTGAGCCTGTTCCCTTCTTTGTCAGGAGCTTTCGAAGCTTGTTGCCCTCTGTGAGAGAAATGTCCTTGCCGATCTTGTGGGCAATGTTTGCGATGTCCTCTTGAAAGATGATTAGTCCGTATGTCTTCTCCAAAACCTCTTTCAGAATCGGGTGCTCGTAAGTAACAAGCTGCGGGGCTCGCTTTGCCTCAACAAACTGTTTGTCCGTTCCCATTGACAATGGTCCGGGGCGGAAGAGAGATGTCACTGCTGATAGCTCTGTGAGATTATCGGGCTTTGCTTGTTCGCAGAAATTCCTCATTCCAGATTCGGCGAACTGGAATACTCCCGGTGTGCTGTCAATCTTGTGAAATACGTTATTCCAAACTTCCTTGTCGTTCAGATCAATAATGTCTGGATGAAGGTTTTCATCATAGTATTCATTGATATCCTCAATTGTCGGATTCTCGACTCCATGATGTCGCTTTAGAATATGGGATACCGCTACCTGAATCATTGTCAATGTCGATAATCCAAGGATATCGAATTTGATAAAACCAAGTGGCTCCAGGTGACGAACATGTTGTCCCTCTGCCCAAGGAGTCTGCCAAGTCCCGCGAATCCTAATTAAGGGCATATGTTCATTTAGATTATCGGCGATCAGACAGCCTCCGGCGTGGCGGCTGTTTGCTCGGATATTCCCATAGATTGCCTCAACATGAGTCTTGATGTGAGAGTGCTTGTCCAAAAACAAGCGGAGGGTAGGAGAATACTCCATTACCTCTTCGAAAGTTGGAACATATACTCCAGCCTTGATTCCGTGAGCCTTTTTGGCTGCAGGAGTTGCCTCAATCATCATTTTGCCAGTTACTTCATTTACCTCTGTCCAGGGGATTTCATAAAATTTCCCGATGTCCTTAATGAGCGACTTCAACTGAAGGGTATTCCAGTTTGAAATAGGGATTACAGTAAATTCTCCCCAGTCCTCTGCCAACTTTTCTTTGAGTAGTGCGGGTTCCGCTACATCGAAATCGATATCCGGCATGCCGTCCATATCTCTCGTCATAAAGCGCTCGAATGGCAAATCGAACCGAACGGGATCAACTTGAGTAATTCCAAGCACATAGGCGAGGAGACTTCCGCTTGCGCTGCCTCGGGCTGGACCGGTTGCCATCATCTCGTTTGCCTTATCTGCAATGGCTTTCATTGTCAGGAAGTATTTCGAGAAGCCCTGAGTGCTAATGACATCAAGTTCGTATTTAAGTCGATTAACATACTTCTCAGAAGTCAAGCCCCTTGCTTTCAAGCCTTTGACGGCATTTTTCGCAAGGGCGCCGTCTGCCGTCTCACCTTCGGGAACAACAAAGTCTGGAAGCTGGATGGTAGTGTCTGGCTGGAAGTCTTCAATTTGTTCATGGGCGACTTGATGAGTGAGCGTTATCGACTCCATCACCAGGGCATCGTCATATTCCACGCCGCATTGTGCAGAATAGTTTTTGTAAGCGTCCCACATCTGTTGTCCATTTTTCGGATACAGTTCATATCCAATCTCTTCGACAGATTCCGGCATCTTTAATTTCTCTTCTGTAATCCACGAGGGAGTGCCCTTGGAAAGCCAGCCAAGGCGTTTATACATCTCCCTGTCTCGCCAAGCGTCTTGCCTGGGGTAGTGAGAATCTGCTGTAGAGATGATTCGGACATTGTGACGAAGACATGCTTGGATGACATGTTTGTTAATCTCATGTTGCTCGGGAATGGAGTTCCACTGAAGTTCTCCGTAAAATCTGTCTCCGAAGATGCCGACGAATTCTTGAATATACTCCGTCATTGCCAATTGGACGGCTTCGTCTCCCTCGTCTTTGTGCTGCCACCATAAGCCTGCGAGAGGACCAGACATGCAAGCAGTGGAGCAAATCACTCCTTCGCTGTATTTTCGGAGGAGGGCAAAGTCAACCCGAGGACGGCGATAGAAGTGCTTCTCATCGTGAGACTCCGAGACAATACGATAGAGATTGTTCAGTCCTATTTGATTTTGGGCGAGGAGGATGAGATGTCGATAGCGTGGCAACTCGCCGACTGAAGAGTCTCCTGCTGAACCGTCTGTTTCGACAGCAGTTCCTGACTCTTTCGTCCTTAATTGTTTGGCGGCTTTCTTATCTTCCTTGAGTTGCTCATATTTCTCTCGCCAGTCAATAACGTCGGGAATGAAATAAGCTTCGACTCCAAGAATCGACTTAAACTTCTTCCCCTCGGCGTTCATTTTCTTCGCATTTAGAATCGCATAAGAGATTCCATTCATCGTGCCGTGATCGGTTAGCGCGAGGGCATCCATGCCATTTTCGTAGGCGTATTCTTGATGTTCCTGTGGGTAGCCGAAGCCGTCGTGCGCTGAAAATGTGCTGTGGGCATGCAATCCCACAAATGGTATTTTATCTACTTTGTTCACTTATTCCCTCTCTCAATATTCATACAATATAGCACAAACCCCAGCCCCTGTCAAGAGGCTGGGGAGCTTATTCTATAGAGAGCGATCAAAAACAGAATCAATCTCTCGGACGACTTGGGTGCGAACACTGTTCTCAAGTTCAAGGACTTCAATGACGCGCATGCGCATTTTGCCCAAGTTCTGCGCAAAGTTCGTCGTCTTCTGACGTTCTGTGTTTAATTGTTTCGTCAAAGTATCCACCTGCTCTTGTAAGTTATTTACATCACCAGTGCTACTCGTCTTCTTCCTCACCATACTCAACTCCTACACCGTTCCATTCACGGTAGTTCATTATGCCCTTATATGGGCGGGTTACTGTCTTTGACTCTTCGGATGCAAAATAGTCAGAATATCCTTCCCAAGTGGAAATATTATGAAACCACTCTACTTCTTTCACATTCTCTCCCTCTATTATAACAGGTTCAAACACTTTGTCAAGGGAAAAATGCTTTGCTGACCATCTTTCTTCAAATGGAAGTATATCAAAATTGCCAGAAAGTATATCTTCCGAAGTGTAATCCATACCAGGGACGGTTGTGCCTGTTCCTGTCCTTATTATGCGGCGGCATTTGACAAAATCGGACGGTCCAAAAGTAAAACTCAAATACTCGCCGTCTTTCACCGTCTTTCCATCATAGCTCAGAAAGAAATTATCGGAACTTGAGATTAGCTGTCGATGGGGGCGGAAAACATTCTCCGGAGACACAGAAAGAGGGAAAGAGACAAAATACTTATCTGGAGTCACCCATCTACTCATTTGGAGATTTATCCAATAAGCAGTGTTCGCTCCATGCAACACGCTCCAAGCATAGCAGTCAACCTTTTCCCTATCTTTCGGATGAATCGGCACATAATGTATTGGAATTGGCTTACGCTCTTCTGCTGGATATGGTGAGAGAACCCTACCGTGCCAAATGGGATCTTGAACATATGATCCCACTCTGTGGCGAATGAGGGGCTGAATGTCGGTATTACACACTATCCAAATGGTATCGCATCCAGCATAAGCACACTCCATTATCGAATGTTCGATGGCGGTGTATCCCTCTGCGATGGGCATAAGGACATTATCCCATTGGAATCCGAAATCATGCTTGTGTCCTGCTACAGGAATTATTCCTGCGAGATGGAATCTTCCCCATTGCTGCCCTCTTAGCGGTGTTGGTTTTCCTTCCACTACTTTATCCTCATCATGCTCATCAGCTTAGAATTATAAGAATTCGTATTCAATTGATGATTCAAAATTATCTCTTCTGGAGATTCATATGAAAACTTAATTTTCTCGGTATCTGTATATCTTCCCATAGGGAGGGGCATTATTTCTCGTTCGGAGAATTCAATTCTTGGAGAAAGCCACTTAAACGGCTCTGCGGACTTTTCAGGATAATTGGGATTTTTACCATTTTTCATTCCTCGGATTCCGAAGGATTTCAGCAACTTAAGAATCTTAAATCTCGCATATGTATCTGAATAGTGATATTCCTGAACTGCATCTTGTGCTGGAAGATATGAAATTACTGCCAAGTCTTTTGAGGCGGCAACAACATCCGGGCGGACGGATGAATATACAAATATACGATTAACGAAATTGTCCCCTGTTTCAATATAGTCATACTCTCTCAACCCAACGCAGAACTTAACATCAAACCAATCTAAAACTGTGGTTATCCTATTTTCATCATTTTCGGTTACCGACGGGAGTCCATAGACATCTTTATCATCAAATACTATCAATTCTTCATATTTGACTCGAAATGTCCCAGTTCCGGTGGAAATGCGCAATTCATCATCCTCAATGCGAATAGATTTGGCTAAATGAGAGAAAGGAACAAGTCCCGAAAGAGAAAGAAATGCTAACAGTTTGTCATTTACTTCTTGCTTTGACGTTCCGAACATTACATTTCCTCCGTCCACCTTCTTCAAAGCATATCGTAGAGGATTCTCGTCCACAAGGCTCAAATCAACATCGATATCGTAAAAGTCAAACGGATGAGTCTGAACACTCTCAGCGAATATGATGGGAGTGCCTGTTAAAAACGAATATAAGACAGAACTGAACGTTCCTCCTATTACTATTTTTTCATAACTCTTCATCTTCTTTTGGTACTGCGGCTGTTAACTCACTGCTGGACTGAATCTTTCCTCCTCCAACTCCCCACAGCATCTTAATTCCCAATTCTTCACATATCTTCATTTCCGGAGTGTTGTCTGTCGTTCTATCGCCACCATTGGCGAAAAAGTCTGGCTTATATTTTCGGAGACTATCGCATACAGTCCCATCTGAATCGTCTGCCTTAACTACGATATGGACACCCTTGATATAGGAGACAATCTCCCGGCGTTCCTCGAATGGCATAAATGCGAAACCCTTTTTGCGTTTGAGCCATTCATCTGAATTTAGAACGACAACTAGATTACCATATTTTGCCGCTTCCTGTAGCAGCCTGCAGTGTCCGACATGGATAGGATCCATTCCTCCGGAGACTAATACTGTTTTTGATTTTGCATCAAACAAGTTATAATGATGTGCCATCAAGTATTATCTCCAATTTCTGCGATAACATAGTTTGCTAAAATCAGATAATTTGTCTCTCCATCATATTCGACTTCTTCAATCATGCTGCGATCAACTAAAATGCGATCTCCCGCAAGGACATCAAGATTACAGTCTGAAGATACATTTACGACAGATGCCGCGCAGTAGCGACTCTCTACCTTGGAATAGTCTTCTGGCAATAGGATTGTCGAATCTCGTTGTTTGTTTTGGCGTTCAATATATTCTGGCAATATTGACAAATGTCGGTTTCGGGGATAAAGCATTTATTCTCCTGTGTTTGAATATTTGGTTAGGGTGTTCTTGTGCATACCGTATGATTTCTTGTTCAAAAACTCGGTAGCCCTATTATAGCAGTGTTTGCAGTAAAAATCAACACGAAAATCCCCAGAAGGCGTCGCTTCCATTGTTCCCGTTGGTAGCCAATAGTGCCCTTCTCCAGAGCAGCGCGACTTGGCATTGATTCGAGATACAAGGTGATTAAAGTTCATCATAATTCTCCACAACTATCCGCAAGCTGCAAATCCGCAAGAGCACGTTCTGCAACCTTCGATGTAGACGAAACCGCTTGTTTGCCCACAAGAGGGACATTTGGCTCCGCCCGTTTTTGTTCCATCCTTGATGTATCCCTTTAAAACTCGCGCAACACATTTAGCGAAAGTGAACATATCACTATCTCTGTCCTTTTGCATCTGCTCAACAACATATTGGATATCAGCACCGTGCCGGAGCGAAAGAGAAATAAGTCGAGTGAATGCTGAATTGTTCGGATTATCGAACACTTTGACGATATCCTTAACGCGCATTGAATTTCCGCTTGTTCCGACTTTGAAATCATAGACTGAATTCATTGTCTTTCGAGGATGCTTGATTAAGATACCCTTGGTATGTGTTGAGGGGATCTCAATAAGATTTGATAATCCGCCCATTACTTCGTATGGCTTGCCATTTAACAATCCCACTAAGATTATCCATTTTTCACCCTGAATTGTCGTATGATGAATGTTGCAAGGAAGCTCTTCTGGACGTTTCGCTGCTGTATGCTGCGGAAAAGAGCCCTCCTGCCTATCCGTGACTAAGACACCTGTTCTCGATCCATCTACATAAACCGTAATTCCTTTTAGTCCCATTTTCCAGCCAGAGACATAAATCTCACTCACAACATCAGATGAAGTTCCCTTCGGAAGATTAATCGTGCTTGAGATTGAATGATCAATATGCTTTTGAATTGCTGACTGGATGCGAACTCGATTCTTCCAATCGATACTATCAGATTCGACAAAAAAGTCAGGAATTTCATCGGTTTGCATCAGTTCGAGATATTGTTTCAAATTGTGATGAAACACTTCATATTCGACCCACCTGTCTCCAAGGTCATCAGTAAAGTCAGGGTTGATGTGATTTTCATTATGAGACAATTTTCGACGGCGGATATATGAATTTCGAAAAACAGGTTCGATGCCAGAACTGGTTTGAGACAAAATAGAAACTGATCCAGTTGGAGCATTCGTGAGAATCGAAATGTTTCGCCGTCCGTGCTTTGAAATAAGAAGCTGAAGCTCTCTCGGGAGAGACTGAATGTAGCCGTTCTCCCTCTCAGTCTCCCAATCAAAGACAGGGAAAGCTCCGCGTTGCTCAGATAAATGAACGCTTTCAGTATATGCTGAAATCTTAAGTGTTTCGTATATCTTATCGATTATCGATATGGCTTCTTCAGAATCGTAGGCGAGATTCAAACAAGCAATTACATCTGCCAAGCCGTGGGTGCCGAGTCCGGTTCGGCGACCATTGACACATGCATCTTTCAATTTGTTCCACAGTTCCCGCTCATCATCAGTATCGCAGGCGCTCAAGATGTTAGCAAGTTTTTCAATCTCAAGCTCAACGAGATCGTCCGATAAGCGCATGGCGGCTGCTGCAACTTCGCTAAAATGTTTAAAATCGAAGTGAGGATTTTGCCCAAAAGAATCCTTTACGAAGTTCTTAAGATTGATAGAAATTAGACGACAACTATCATAGGCAGATAAGGGTATTTCTCCGCAAGGATTTGTCGTAAGTGTTTGAAATCCTTGATTTTTATAGGATTCTGCTGGAAGGTTGTTTGTAATATTGTCCCACATCAAAATACCAGGCTCTGCTGTCTTTGTAGCGGAGTCAACGATATTGTCCCACAACTCCTTAGCGCGAATCGTCTTGCTAAAGACGGGAGAGTCGGAATCGACAGGAAACTGAAGAGTGAAGTCATCGCCAGATTCGACAGCCTCCATGAAGTCATCTGAAATCTTAACGGAAACATTTGCCCCTGTGACTTTGGACATATCATGCTTCATTGTGACGAACTTCTCAATGTCAGGATGTCGCACATCCATCGAAATCATTAAAGCTCCTCTGCGACCATTTTGCCCAATCATCCGACAGACATATGAATAGAAATCTGCAAAACTCCAAGCACCTGTTGTTGTTCCTGCCGAGTTGTTAACGAGAGCACCTTCGGGGCGGAGATTGCTGATATCTATGCCAACTCCACATCTCCTCTTAAATAGATTTGCCAAACACTTTCCAGAGTCAATAATGGAAGATACGTTGTCTGCTGGGGAGTCCACTACGACGCAATTTGATAGAGAAATCTTGACGTAATTGTTGCCGATTCCCATCATGGGTGAACCTTGCGGAACAATGAATTTGAAATCTCTTAGGAGTTCATAGATATCGCTCTCAGAAAGAGCATCAGTTCCTCCGAATTGCGACTCAATTCTGGCAAATTCAGAAGCGAGACGACGGTGCATGTCGTCGGGAGTATGCTCTAAAATGTTCCCTGCAGTGTCCTTTAGAGCATACTTCGTTAACCAGACATTTGTCGCCAGTTCATCGCCTTCAAAATATGATATCGTTTGTTCTTGCGGCTCGTAACTCATTTATTACCCTCCTTGTATGCTTTATATTTGTCTCTTAGATTCTCAGCTTGTTTTTTGGCGGTTAAAGCCTGGACTTCCCCAATTGTTTCTCCATTCGGAGGAAATACTTCCATTTTCGCTCTCGCCAAGTCAATCTTTGCTGGCAAAATAACTCCGTCCTCTCCGAATCTGTTCTTGGCAATGAAGAAACGTCCTGTTCCATTTTGCCTATCGTCAATTGTCCTCGATATAGTAAATATCAAGTCGGCGACAAAACATTTGTTAAATGCTTCTGAAATTGCTTCCATCGTAATGATTTCGGAATTTAGTCCTCCTCGATTTGTCTGAGAGACAGTGTATAGTGGGCACTTGAACTCCTGTGCGATGCCTCGAATCTCTTCGTAAATGTTTTCCAAGTCGTGTCGCTTTTCTCTCGTCTCTCGCACTGGACGGAGCAAATCTGCATAGTCGAGAAGAATCATGCCGACATCAATACCTTGCTTCCTCAACTGCTCAAGGTGATTTGTAATAGTTTTCGTTGATGCCGACTTGGTTGGATATTCCTTGACTATTAGTTTACCTGGAATGTCCTGAATCTTGTCGTAAATCATCTCTTTGAACTGCCTGTGTTCTCCGAGGTGGACTCCCGTTAGGCAACTATCATATCGGGTTGCTATAACTGTGTCCGAGAGTTCCAAAGTGTAGTGAACGACGGTTTTGCCTGCTTTGAGTGCTTGTGCGCCGAGATGAACCAGTGCGAATGACTTTCCTGCGCCTGTTGAGGCGATGCCTACGCCCAACTCTCCGTTTCCGAGCCCCCCTTGCACCAGAGAGTCAATCGGCTCCCAGCCTGTCGAAACAACGTCTCTTGCCTTGAATTCAAAGCGTCGTTCAAAGTCTGCAATATAATCATATCCAAAATTGTTCTCATTTCCAAGACTCAAGGCATCATTGATGATTTTTGAAATCTCATCGAAAGATGATGTCCTAAGGAGAGATACAGACTCGATCATTGCTGTTTTTAGAACTTGTTTTCTGCAAAAGTCAAGCGCAGTGCTTTTGATATATTCTGCGTCTTCTGTCTCCGTATGATGAATTCTCGCAAAGAAATCCCTTGTTTGTTTCTGAACTGCCGGTGGCTCATCCTCAAGCTCAGTCCTGAGAAGTGTCGTCATAATCTTTTCAGATGGATGGACTTCGTATTTTTCCTTATATTCAAACACTCTATCTACAAATGTTTGAAGATATTTTAACTCAAAATACTCTGTCTTCAGAACTTCAGATATTCTGTCCGCAAATGCCCTGTCTTCGAAAATAAGGGATGCGAGAGATTCTTGAAACGATTTTCCATAGCGACTGAAGCTTGTTTTTTCTTGCGGGCTCAAATATGCACCATTCTTTGTCTCTGAGAAGAAGATACTATAATATAACATATAGTGCATCTTTCGTCAAAGTATTTCTGAAAGTTTTTTACTTATTTTGGTTAGACTACCAATTCTATATACGGTGTGCCGTTTGCATCTATTGCGAACTTATATTTGTCTCCATTTGGAGCAGATAGAACAACATTTGTTTCTGGAATTGCCGCTACGCTTGTTATCTCTTCTACACTCGGAGTTCCATTATTGTCAATAGAGAAGTGGTATTTCTTACCAGTTGGACCAGCAAGTATCATATTCATACCTGCTACGGAAGATAGAGTTGTGTTAGAGCCTGTGGTGGCGTATCCGTTCCCATTCATGTTAGCTATAGTGGAGTCAAAGGATGACGAAACGTTTGTGAGAGCAGAGTCGAATGTATTGAACTCAGTTGCGAAAGATGACGAAACGTTTGTGAGAGCGCCGTCGAGGACGAGGTATTTGGCGGCTGTGGAGCCTGAGAGCACAAACAAGTCGGTTTGTAATGTGTTAAATATCGCTGCCCTGTCAGTGGCTGTGGAGCCTGAGAGCACAAACAAGTCGGTTTGTAATGTGTTAAATATCGCTGCCCTGTCAGTGGCTGTGGAGCCTGAGAGCACAAACAAGTCGGTTTGCAATGTGTTAAATATCGCTGCCCTGTCGGTTGCAGTAGTGCCCGAGAGATAAGTTATGTCACCTTTTAAGTCTGTAAATATAGCAGCCCTGTCTTCGGCTGTGGAGCCTGAGAGCGTTACCAAGTCGGCTTGCAATGTGTTAAATATCGCTGCCCTGTCAACGGCTGTTGATCCAGAGAGAGTGGTGATGTCGCCCGAGAGAGTTGTATCTGCTGATTTGTAGTCCGTCTCTATTTCTAAGCGTTGTTGGGCGACGTATCTCGCCATAAAGCGCTTCCCGCCGCCTCTACCTCCCATTATCCGACTCCCGAAGAGCCTGACCAGTTATGCTTTAATCTGTCGGCTGGGATTCCTGTCAATCCTGCTGAAATGGATGCAGTGCAGGCAGTTGCTGAACCTGCGAGGAGATAAACACGAGTAACCTTGAAGTCTGCCTCATATTCTTCTTCGTTTAGAAGTAGGACATAGTTGCCATCCTTTACTCCGTTTTCAGAAAAACCGAACTTCATTGGGGCGTCTGAACCCATAGCATCTGCTGTGTTCTTGATGATGATGAACTTAGTCACTCTGTCAAAGCTTATGACGATTGGATCGGTGGCTGATATAACGTCTATTGACGCACTTGCATACGGAATTGAGCTAACTTGGAATGAACCAACATTGTGAAGTCCCGATTGGTATGAATTGAATGGCCCTGAGCCCATTACTTCTCCTGCTTATTTTTCTTTGACTTTATTTTCTTTTTGATTTGTTTCTTTTTCTCGGCAGCTTTCTCTGTCGATTCGGCGATTTTGGCATTAATTTCATCCACTGGTATTTGCTCCCCCTCTGGGAAGGTTATATTTATCCTTTTGCTCTCCAAGAATAAATGCTCTTCGGTTAGTTCTCGAACTGCTTTCAAGTGTTGATGATATTCATCCACTTCCGCCATGTATTCGTCCAAGAGAGACAACGCTAACTCTGGATTATCTCCTAAGAGCAATTGACTTGATTGTAATAGTTTCTTCTTTCCGTCCGCCTCGAAGTTAGAAAACGCTAATGCTAAGAAGTTTTGGATTAACTTCTTCATATCTGCTTTGCGAGCGGTGAATGTTATTTCATTCATTTCCTTCATTATATTATACCTTATGTTTGTGGGTATTGTAAATAGTTTCTCAAAAAAGAAGGGAGGGTGAATTTCTCCACCCTCCCCAGATTGTCTTAGAATAGTAAACTATTCATTGAAAACCTTATTATTTAGTGTTGTTGTTATCCAACTACAACGCTCATTGTGACAACGCCCATAGGAGAGATAGAGAACTCCATCTTTGGCTTTCCAGCGCCCCAACCCATTTGGTAGGCACCACCAAGAGATGATACGTTGAATCCGCCTGCAACGTCCAACTGACCCTTGGTAGAGTCAATATCACTTTGAAGAGCACTATCGCCACTAGCACGATCAAGCAATTCAGCAGCAAGAGCAGCGTCGTTAGATGTCTCGTATGCTACAAGATCAGCAGCGATGACACCTTCAGCAGCTACGCGAGCAGCAGACTCGTTACCAGCTTCGGTACGAAGAAGGGCACGATCAGTTGTAGCAGCAGCGAAAGATGCTACAGAATCAGCTTCGTTTTGATCAACATCAGCTTGGATTGCATTTTCAGCATTGAGGCGGAATGCAGCTTCAGAAGCCATCTCAGTACGGATAAGAGCACGATCAGTTGTAGCAGCAGCGAAAGATGCTACAGAATCAAGTTCGTTCTGATCAACATCAGCTTGGATTGCATTTTCAGCAGCAACACGAAGTCCAGACTCAGTTGCAGCAGCAGCAATCATTACTCCACGAGCAGCAGTTGCAGCAGCGTGAGCAGCGTCAGAATCAGCTTCGTTTTGATCAACATCAGCTTGGATTGCAGCTTCAGCAGCAGCACGATCAAGAAGCTCTTGAGCGAGATCAGCAGCGATGACACCTTCAGCAGCTACGCGAGCAGCAGACTCGTTACCAGCTTCGGTACGAAGAAGGGCACGATCAGTTGTAGCAGCAGCGAAAGATGCTACAGAATCAGCTTCGTTTTGATCAACATCAGCTTGGATTGCATTTTCAGCATTGAGGCGGAATGCAGCTTCAGAAGCCATCTCAGTACGGATAAGAGCACGATCAGTTGTAGCAGCACCGTGAGCAGCGTCAGAATCAGCTTCGTTTTGATCAACATCAGCTTGGATTGCATTTTCAGCAGCAACACGAAGTCCAGACTCAGTAGCCATCTCAGTACGGATAAGAGCACGGTCGGTAGAAGCAGCAGTGCTAAGTCCAGAGATTGAACTCTGAAGGTTACCATCAGCAGCCTCGTATGCAGCAACAACTTCTACGAACTGATCAAGTGACTCGGAAGAGCCAGAGAGCATAGCGTCGATGCGTCCTGCTTGAACAGCTTCAGCAGC